GTGGCTTTCTGAACGGAGTGAGTGAACGGCTCTTTAAGCGCTGCTGCATCGTTACTGACCTCAACATGCTTGTTTGGCAAATCCACCCTCCATGTCTTTCCACCGTAGCGTTTGATTTCTGGAATCCACTGGCTTTCGATGTCTGCCAGGTACATCTCTCTAGCTGCACGAACTTTTGACGGGTCTGCGCCACCTGCAATCTGCTGCTGCGTCCACTTGCCAAGCCTATCCAATTCTCCGCGATACCACTTTTCTTGGTCGGATACACCCACTCCCTCTGCGCTTGCCTTGCTTGGCAATCCGGCTTGTGCCTGTTTGGGAGCTTCCTCTGGCTTGGCTTCCTGTGCTTGAGGCTGCGGCAATTGAACTTCAAAGACCTTCGGCTCAATAGGCTTGTTGGCGGCAGCTAAATCGGCTTCTGCTGCTGAGAGCTTTTCTTTTGCCTTGGCAACTGCCAGTCCGTACTTCGCAGCTTCTTCTGCGCTCATCCTAGGACGCTCAAACCTTCCTCCTGCTACTGGCACATACTTGTCCCTTTGGACGGTCTCTAGCTCTTTAAGGGCCGATTGAACTGCTTGCGTTTGCGCTGCAACACGTTGTCCTTGGCTCTTGATGTCAGCAAGGTAAGTGAGAGCGTTCTGGTTTAGTTCTACAGGGTTGTATGCCTTTGAATATGTCTCTTGCAGAGCCGCGACGTGCGCTGGATTAGACTCGTCATATCCTTCTGGAATACGAATCTTGGCAGGCGGCGTTGGTAAATCCCATGTTTCTGGGTATACCGCATCCTCGTAAAAGGCTTTCTGTTGCTCGTTCATTGCTGAGGGTTTTGTGATGGAGCAAAAGGACTAATCAATCCTCCAGTGGCTCCTGGTTGTCTCATCCCTGCAACATCCAAGCGTCCCTTGTTTTGCTCGCGAATCCGTTGCATATCGAAGACGCTCTTCATGTACTCGCTAATCGCTCCAGTGCCAAACTTGGCAATCTGAGCATTCGATACATTCGGATCCTTTACATACTGATTGAGCATGAACCCCATCGAGCCTTCGGTTTCTTTGTCTGGCATGACCGAGATAAACTTCTTAACAGCATCTGCTGCCTGGTTCGTCTGCTGCTCGTTCTCGTAAATGCCAGCAGTTTGAAGAATTGCGTTGCCAACATTCTTGCCTATGGACTCAAGACCCTGCGCGTACATCTGCGCCATCCTTGCTCCTGAATCAGCGACACCCTGACCCATCATGGATATTGACTGCGGGGCTTGTTGCCCGAACAACATTTGTGGTTTTGCCATATAGATGTCTCCTAGCTTCTAAACAAAGTTCACTGCCTTTCTTGAAATTCCTGCAAGCCTGTGGCCTGTTGCTGTATATCGAACAAGATGTTTGTACTCCAACTATACCTTGCAAAGCAATGCATCTATTGTTGCACGTCTTTAGTAGCGGGTAATCATCTCGCTGCATCTCCGCTGGGATTCCACTCGCATCCGACCGATCCTTCTTGAGAATCGGCCATGACCACTTGTGGCTGCAACACGCTCCGCACGTCTGGCAATCCAGATCGGACATTGCAGTAGTCGTGTCGGGGCTGTTCGTGCAATACGAACTCGGAGATGTTTTCAATGTCTGCATGTAATTTTGGGCAATGGACAAACTTGCCCTCCCTCTTATCCACGCACCGCATGCATGAATGCACATAGTCAGAGTTGAAGTGTTTGTCAGGCTTGCTGACCACCTCCTCGTCGTAGCGGTACTTGTCGTAAGGAATGCCGTTTGCCAGTATGTATTCAGCTACGTCTTCGTCCGTCCATTCCCTTAATGGGAACCACATCTCAGTCAACGCGCCAAGGCGTTTCATGTCAATGTGCAGTGGCATGCCTCCTGTAAGCGGGTCAATATCGACGGACTTGTGACCGCACAAAAGCACATCGAAGTTTGAGAACGTCTTTGAAGTTGGACGATTCAGCCAATCCAGCCCACACACCCAGGGTCTGCGCTCATCAAAAGGTTCCGTGCCACGCATGACGCTCAGTGTTCCTGATCCAATGTCGTATGTTTCGCACACATCGATGCGGTCGTTTCCGTGGGTTAGCGCAACTCGCTGCGGAAGCCAGTCATGGACGGTGAGTCCTGTCTGCTCTTGCACGTTGTGGTGATGCCGATACTTGTTTGGCAGGAATGGCAGCTTGAAGTGGATTACCTCAATGTCTGGCTTTAGACGACGAGCGATATCCAAAAGGACAGTCGAGTCTTTGCCGCCGCTCCATAGAACTGCGGGACGTTTTGCTCTAGCTAGTGCTTTCTGTATTGTATGTTCCGTTTTATTTTTCATTACAAAACCATCCCAGTCGCCATTATAGCCGACCCGCCAAGCGACCCTCCAAGCCCCATCCCTCCTGCGCCAGCCGCCGCTTTCGCTTGCGCTTGCGCCATTGCTGCTTGAACCTTGGAGTTGTATGTGCCGCCAATAAGTCCCATCCCTGTTTGCGATTCTGGGTTGAAGTATTGCGATCCAGCTTGCTGCTGGCCCATGAGTGCGCTCTGCACAGCGTTTCCGGCAAAGTTGCCTCCGTACATTGGTTGCCTGTAGAAACTCTGCATGGCTGGCGCGGCTTGCTGTTGCAGCACCCCTGCTATTCCTGATGCCATTTGCTGACGCTGCGCTGCAAGCTGGTCTTCCTCCAGTCTGCGTTGCCGCTGGAATTGGTGGCGATTGAGAATCTCGCTTAGAACCGATTGATCTCCCATTACCGTTCCCCGTGCTGCATAAGCTGCGCGGGTACTCTGCTGGATAGCCCGTTCTTCTTCGGGGTTGAGATCGTATTGAGGTGCAATCGCCTGTTGTTCTTGCGCGTACTTTTGCAATCCAGAGAGAATGCCTTCAGTCCCTTGAGCCCTTTGAAACTGCTGCACGAAATCAGGAGCCCTTTCTTTCAAAGCTCTAGCCTGCGCTAATTGATCTGCTGTCTGATAGCTCTCCTCTAGCTTTGATAGCTCTGGCTGCAAGCCTTGATACATCTTGAGCTGTGCTGCTGCCTCATCTTGCATCATCCGCTGCTGCAAGGCTCCATATAAAGGCTGATACTGCTGCTCCGCTGCGTATACCTCTGGAGCATACTTGAGCTGGGCGCGGAGAATCTCCTCCATCGAGCCAGTGTACGTCGGAGCCGCAGGCATGTTGATTTTAGGAGATCCGCCCATAGAATAGTCGCAGTAGTTTTTCCGGTGTTACTTCCCTGATGATTCCGTTTCTTACGGCGTAAATCAAGTCGGGTTTCTTGTCTTGGATTGCACGTCCAACCATGTCCTCAAACGCCTTTCGGTTCTTGGCCCAAAGCGTGTAGATTGTCCAGTCGTTCGTGAGTTCGTCCCACTCCCAATCCGGCAGCTTGCAGCCAGGGTGCGCGAGCATCACAGCTTCAATCTCATCCTCTTGGTTTATGGAGTAGAATAGCCCTCCATGCAGTCCGTAATATATCAGTATGTTCCTTATCTCCGCTTCGCTTGTGCCGTCCCAGAGCTTGGGATGACGCCTCGCAGCGGCTAGTTCTGCTTCAAGGATTTTGTCCCATACGGTCATCTAGAAATATAGATGTTAGAGTCCCATATATACTGCCTAGCTGATCCGTTGTTGTATGTGTAGAAAAACCCTATATGCACTCCTTTTGATGTAGCACCAAATCCCATTGGCTGATCCTGTGCGTATATGTTTGTTGCTGCTACTGACCCTGCAATTTTTGACATTAAGTTTACAGATAGTAGTTCTGGAGCAGTTGTTCCATTGCAGCCAGACCCTTGCACGAGCACCTTTTGGTCATCATCAACACCACTGTCTAGTTCTGTTGGTGAAGCATTTAAGGCAGTTCCCTTGGTATCGTACCAATAGTTGATGTAGTGCTTATTTGACGCTACGCACAAGTACACGCTCTTGATGTTCTTGTTCCCATTTGAGTCTATCTTTGTGTCTGCTGCTGGCGGAGTTGTATTGCGATACACGCAGCTTAAGACAATCGAGCCTGTTCTTGTTGTTGAATCTGGCCCAGTGATAGTGAATGTTTTTGCTGTGTAATTTACGGTTTGGATTTTGTACAGCCTTGCCGTTAACGCTGGAGTTCCACCAGACAGCACTCCGATGTATTGGCCAGCCAAGAAGAATGGGGCTGTGTCTGATGCCCAGAATGAAGCATCTGGAACGGAAACAGTTCCAGTACTCCCTGTTTGTGAATATGTTGCGTTGATTTGAGCTGTTGTAATCAGCGTGTTTGCTCCGCCGATGCCAGTGGTCGTCTGAAGGCGAATCCTTGCAACTTCATTTGCAGCAAAGTTCTCTATGTATTGCTTCGTTGCGGCTTGAAGCGGTTGCACTGGGTCTGCTGATAGCGTCAGGATGGATGACGTGCCAATCATCGAGATTGAGCCGCTGACAAGTCCGCCAGTTGACCTGTTCAGAAATCCATTATCCACATACTGCTTCGGCACTGCTTGGAAAGCAGACACTGGGTCTTGTCCCAAGGTGAGGATGGCTCCAGAGGAGAGCGTCATTGACGATCCAGATGCAAGGGTAATTTGCGCCCCTGACGACAGGGCCATGATGCTGCCGGATGACAAGGCAATGTCGGCTCCGCTTGCGAAAGTCACGTTCTGGCCTAGCGTCTGCGGCTGGGTCTTATCGAACAAACCAAGCGGGGAAACGATGGATGCCAGCGTTGTCTTGTTGAGCGAACTTCCGTTGCTGATAAGAATGCTGTCCGTGCTGGACACAGAAGGCGCGACCACTTGCTCTGCGATACACCCTGGCAGCAGTGAGGCATTGTTGACATGCGCGTTTAGGTTGGCTGCTGTTACAGCCATCCCTGTCTGATAGGTTTGTCCTGCTTGAATCTGTGCCATAACTATTGCTGGGAAATCATTGCTCTAGATGCCACGCTGCCCGTGATGGTGATTGCACGCACCTCTGGCTGGCCCTTCTGCAAGGAGAGAGTCGCATCAACTGCATACCCACGCAAACCAATACGGTCGCGATAGGTCTTGTCCGTAGCGTCGGTGAAGGAGATAACGCCATTGTTCTGCGTGATGTCTTGGTTGCTCGTGCTAATCGACACTGCAATCTGGTCTTGGGATGTGCTCGCTTTCGAGACAACCTGCACGTTGGAGTAATACTTCTCCTGCAAAGTCCCAAGTGTATACTGCCTGCTCTTGAGTGAGGACAAGATTGCTGAAGGAACGGAAGTGCCTACAGTGAGCGTTGCAGGCAGGGTGAACGTGAGGACTGGACCATCTCCAGTTTCGTTTTTGACGTAGTCGCCATCAGCCTTCTGGTCGCTCACATACACGCCGCCGTTGTCCGTTGTAACCGTGCCTGATTGGTCGAACCTGCGGATGACAAACAACTGCTTTGCCGCCTTGAACTGGGCAACCTGCAACTCGTCCGATCCCATGATGGTGTCAGGGGCAACTGGCTGGTAAGTGTCAATGCTCTCCCATGCTTCGTTCAGCATGTTCCAGATGAACATGTGGCTGTTGCTCTGAGCCCCGTCGATTGGCATGGATACCCACAAGCGGTTGTTGAAATACGCAGCGCAGGCTCCGAAAACAAAGTTGTAGTTGATTCGCTGAATCCAGTCGTCGATGTTGTCAGAGAGCGTCTTTGTGTTGCCGATGAGCTTGAGGTCAAGCTGCGGTGTAAGCATGTTGATGCCTCTGTTTGAGAGGAAGAACACGAACTGTCCGGCAGAGACGATGCTCTTTCTGGCAATGCAGCCTAGCTCTGTTGTCACCACCGTGATGGATGAGTTTACCCCTGGGGCTGCGCCAACCGCATAGCTGCTCGTCTCGATATAGCAGATGTAGATGCTCTTCTGCATGAACACGAGGAACTGGTCTTGCACCCAAGGCAATACGCCCACGAGCGTGTCGTTAAGTCCCGTGTTGATGGTGAAGTTGTTTAGCGTGAGATCGAATGTGCGATACTCAAGGATGTCGGATACCGCTAGCTTGTCGCGTTTGTAGGCTACAACGAGCCTGTTCTGGAACTGGAGTCCGAAGTCACCTGGAGGCACTGAACATGCGCCTGCGGAAAACCCGACAACGCCAATCATAAACGCAGGACTTGTTTGCGGAACAATGTCAACGGTTGATGATACGCCATTCCAGAATAAAGGCGGTCTTCCACGCTGAGTGTAGCAAGCGGTGTTGTTGTGCTGCGTTGTAGTTGCTCCTGTGTAAAGGAACGTGAATGTCGTCGATGACGGAACGCTAGCTACAATGTAGTTGTTATTGATTGGCTGGGCGTTGTTATCGAAGGAATAGAAGCTGACTTCCTCGCCAACGGAGTATCCGTGAGCGGATTCTGTTGTGACGGTTACTGGGACGTTCGTTCCGTTTGGCTTGGAGAATGTGCCTGTGAGCCTTGGCTCGTCTGTGCGTCCACGGAAGATAACGAAGTGGTTCTCTCCGTTGGATGGAAACGGGCCTTGCACATCGAACTTGATGGATGCCGGATTGCCTTCCGTGAGCCTTGAGCCGTCCTCTGCGGTCAAGTTGTCGCCTGCTTCGGTTGTGAGCAGGAATGTCGTGGACATGTATCTGCCAGCAGCAAAGCTCTTCTTGGCTGACAACGACCCAGGCTGACCGTATTGCTCTGGCGTGTAGATGTAGAGCCCGTCCATGCAGACGAGCATGATCTGGTCTACATTGGAGTCGTCCGTATAGGCGAATGTGGTAATGAGCGTGTCGTTGGCTAGGGTTTGCCCCGTTAGCTTCTCCAGCCCCTTTCTGGCTGTGACAACGCCTCTCTCCAATCGACAATTCTGCGCGAGTTGCAGCATCCCTGGCTCCAGAGCGATAGGGTTGAGTCGGGACGCAAATCCCTTGAACCCCATATCCCCATCAGTCTGTTGCTGGTATGCCATTAGCGTTTGCTCTTCTGAATGACGAACGTGGTTGCCACTGGCATGGCCTTGCCCTCTTCCTCATCCTCTTCTTCGTAGTCGTCCTCCTCGCCTTCGCCGCAGCACTCTCCAATAAGCTCTGTAGCCTTCTTCATCAGCTTGTAGGCTTTCTTCATCTTCTCCATGTGCTCGCCGCCCTCTTCCTCGCTCTCGCCGCCACCGACAAGCGCATTCATTAAGTCTTCAAGTTTGCTCATAGGATGTCTTGGCCTTTGTTGTGTTTGTCCAGCAGTGTTAGGATTGGAAGCCCTTTACTCAACTCGAAATGTGGCTCATCCACCATGTTCTTGAATGTGCCGCCCCATGTGAGTCCGTAGCTGTCCGCTAGGAGTCCTGCTTCTTTGTGGAAAGCACTAGCTGTCTTAGGCTCATCGCTATCAAGATACTTCCCGCCACGAAAAACCCCGCAATCAATGGCGAGGCCATAGTTGTGGTAACTCGTTCCAGGCTTTGCATTTGATACGATTCGGCCAGGTTTCGTGCGTCCTTGCGCGTAAATAGCTGCTTGTTCATCGAACGTGCGTAGCCCAGATATGGCGCGGTATTCAAGCCCTTTCATCGCAGCAAGCCTTTGCGCGTCTTCCATGAATGCACGGAACTTGGGCTGCACCTTCTCATGCAGCGTGCCTAGCGTCTTCTCTGTGCGAGGATCAAGCATTGTCGTGCCTGCTGGCTATCTCAGAGATTTTGTCCCAGAGCTTCTGACGGTCGATTTCGCAGTCCTTAATCTTGGAAGCAAGCCACCAGATGGCGACTGCCATTGCTGCGGCTAATGGGCCTTGAGCGACAATCTGCTCCATTGCTTTGTCCATTATTTGCGCTCCTTTCGGAGGATGTTTATTGCCGAGTAAACACTGGCTCCTGCGGTGAAAACTGCGTCTGCATGGTCTGGCGCAATCTTGATGCCTAGCAGGGTTGCAAGGGAGACAAGTCCTCTCCATGTGGAGGGCTCAAAGAGACGGTCGAAGATGTATTTCATAGTCGTGTTCTAGCTGCATTTCCACCTGCGAAGGCTTGCTTTGGCTCGTTCTGCTGGCCCCTTGGCTTTGGCGACCACACCTTTCATCCTCGCGCAGAAGGAGGCTTTCCGGCCTGCATCTGCCTTGGTCTTGGGGCTAGGAGCTGGAGGCTTGAGCTTGGAGCCTGTGGCTGCGTTGTATTTGGCGCGACCCTTGGCTGTGAGCCCTGCACCTTTCGATGCTGGGAGCTTTTCGCCGCGCCCTACGGAGAGTGATACGGATTTAGGCATCTTGAGGAGGAGGAGTGAAACTGCCGTCTTCGTTGCGAATCCAGCCAATGTCGGCTTGGCCCGTGCAGAGAACTAGCTCATGCCCTGCTGGAAGCGTAAGCTCGTTTGATGGGTCAAACATGACTATGTTGGTTACAACTCCGTTTTGGTCAATCCAAAGATAAGATGCTGCGCTCATATGTTAGAAATACCAAGTTAATACGACAATACCCGCGCCACCTGCTCCTCCATTCCCTCCGTTGTTAATCCCAGCCCCGCCTCCTCCACCACCACCGCCAGGGAACCCACCTGCTCCACCTGTTCCTCCCGTTCCCGTGGTTGATCCCGCACCACCTCCACCTCCTGCTGTTGTTTGCCCATCATAAAGCGCAGTCCATCCGTTTCCACCGTTTGCGCCATTTGTTGTTCCTGCCGTGCCGCCCCCTCCAAAACTTTGCAGCACAAGATTTCCTCCAGTGCCTCCATTTGCAAATGTAGTTGTTGATATTGCTCCTCCCCCACCGCCTCCTGTTGGCCCTCTAACTCCAGCGGTTGCATTTTGATTTGACCCTGCAGAACCTACTCCACCGCTACTCCCACCACTTCCTCCGTTTGTTCCTGGAAAAAGTGCTGATGTCGCTGCATTGCCAGTTGACCCTCCTGATCCATTTGTAAGTCCTGCTCCACCGCCATTTCCTCCAAATGCACAAATTAAAGATGGGAATGTCGCTATATCAGCTCCAACAGTTGTAACCCCTGACCTTCCAGCCGATCCTCCTGCCGTGCCGTCGTTCAGTCCAACCCCACCTGTTCCAGCGGCTCCCGCTGCGCCAATAACAACCTGTATAGATGCTGGAAGAGCCGTTGCGTCGAATGATGCAGTAGAGAATCCACCTGCGCCTCCTCCTGCCCCGCCGCCGCGATTTGCTAATGCCCCATTGCTGCCTGACGCACCCCCACCGCCCCCTCCTCCTCCAACGCAAAATACGTCTAGCTTTTTAGCACCTGCCGGAACCGACACGTTCTGCGTTGTTAAATATCTGGCTACCTGTGTTGTTGAGCCACCTCCACCGCCTGCCGTAGCCCACGATACATTCGATCCGTCCGTTGTCAGGAACTTGCCGCTGTTGCTCGCTTGTGATGGCAGCACCGCATTGGCTGCTCCTGGTTGAGTAGTTGCGCCTGTGCCTCCGTTTGCAAGAGCCAACGTCCCAGCAATGGTAATCGTGCCCGAACCAGTCACAGGACCACCGGATGTGGTTAGCCCAGTCGTTCCTCCAGAGACATCAACGCTCGTAACCGTGCCTACGCCTCCTGACGTAATCCATGATGTGTTTGTGCCGTCCGTAGAGAGAACCTTGCCGCTGTTGCCACTCTGTGATGGAAGCAGAGCGTTTACTGCTGCGTTTGCTGTGGTTTGCCCCGTGCCGCCATTTGCGATTCCAAGCGTCCCTGCTAGCGTGACTGCTCCTGTGGATGCAGTAGCTGGAGTGAGCCCTGTGGTTCCTGCGGAGAATGAGGATACGCCTGCTGCGCCTGCTGTGGCCTCGATTGTGATTGAGCCATTGCCGTTCGTGATGGTTACGTTTGGGCCTGCGGTCAATGTGGCTTTTGTCAGTCCACCCGCAGCGTTCCCAATCAAGAGCTGCCCATTGGTGTAGGTCGTCTGCCCTGTCCCGCCGTTTGCCGCTGCAACCGTTCCTGTGACGTTCGATGCCGTCCCTGTGGTGTTCTGCGTGAGGCTCCCGCTGATCTGCGCTGCCGTGATGGTGATGGGATCGCTCCCCGCTGCGGCATGGGTTGCTGCGTGTGCTGTGGGGGTTCTAGCATTGGAGAGACGCGCATCGCTGCCTTCGCATGCTGTTCCTGCGGTTGATCCGTAACTGACAGTTAGCGTCCTGTTTGCGGACAAGTCGCCACCGCCCGTGAGTCCAGTGCCTGCAGTAATCGTGCGAGTCGATTGGACTGCCCCCGTGATGCGCGAGTCATCCCCTGCGGCTACCGTGTTAGCGGTCGTCCCCGTGTTCTTGGTTGCGGCGTCCCCTAGCCCTAGGCTCGTTCTGGCAGCAGCGTTGTTTGCTGTGCGAAGAAACGTGTCAATGTTTGCTGAAACAACTACTTGTGCCATAATGCTTTATTCTTCTGGTGGAGGTGCAAAGGTTCCGTCTGGTTGTTCAATCCAGCCCATGCCACATGGGGTATCAGTGACATTAACGAAAGTTGTGCCATGTGGTGGAGTGCAAGGTGTCACCCCGTCCCACACAGTCATGTTCATTACCACTTTGGTAGCCTCATCAACGACTGCGTATTTCATTGCTTAGAAGTAAGTTGTTATAATAGCAAACCCATTTGCGCCTGTGCCGCCTGCGCCGCTTGTTGCTCCATCTTCGGTCGCTCCACCACCACCCCCGCCGCCTGCTGGGAATCCACCTGCTCCACCTGCTCCTCCGCTTCCGCCACCTTTTGCACCTCCTCCGCCTCCTCCGCCAGAACCAACTGCAAAAATGTTCGCTGGAGCAGACAATCCCGCTCCCCCTGCCCCTGCGTTAGCTGGGCCATTGCTTTGCGCTCCTGCTGCTCCACCAGCTAAATTTAATGCATGAGACCGTCCGCCTGCTCCTCCAGCAGAAGTCACTGATGTGTTGGTAAGGCCGCCTCCTCCTGCTCCACCAGCACCACCATACGCAGCTAAAACAGTTACAAGCGAAGGAGATCCAGCCGCGCCAGTTGAGCCTGTTCCAGAAGCAGATCCACCAGGATTCGCTTGCAGCCCTCCAGTGCCAGCAGTTCCGTTGGCCTGACCAGCAACTCCTCCCAAAGCAATAAGCGACCCAAAGGTTGTATTGCCTCCAGCTGTGCCTGCAATTTGACTTCCACCGTTTGTTGTTTGTCCAGCCCCGCCTGCGCCACCAAGGCCAATGAGAACAGATTCCGTTGCCCCTAAATCTGAAGCCCTGATGTTTGCATTTAAATAGGAACCTCCACAGCCTCCACCACCTGCAACGCGAGCGATTGTTGTGTTGTTATTTTTCTGCCCACTCGAACCTCCTCCGCCTGCGCCGAAGAGTTGAATGTTAACCGATACAGCCCCAGCAGGCTTTGTCCACGTTCCGTTCGATGTGAATATCTGCACGTCGGTCGGGGTTGCGCTGCCGCCAGAAGATGCAATGGTGATAGCTCCGTTGCCGTTCGTGATGGTGACATTGCTACCTGCCGTCAGCGTAGCCTTTGTAAGCCCGCCTGCGGCGTTGCCGATGAGAAGCTCTCCGTTCGTGTAGCTGGTCTTCCCCGTTCCGCCAGACGTCTCAGCCAGCGTTGCGGACAGACCAGCCGCCGTGCCGGTCGTGTTCTGGTTGAGCGTTGGGACGTCAGCGGCTTGGATTGCCGACATAACAACGTCCGATCCGTTCCCGCGAAGGTACTGACCGGAGGTCGTTGCGCCGGCGAGGTTGTCCATCGCGGCCTGCCGGTTGGCAGACTGCATGAAGGAGTCGATGTCAGAGGATACTGTAATGTCAGGCATATGCTTTAGGGTCTGATGTACCGGTCAACGCCGCCTGGCCGGCGATAGTAGTTCGTTCCGCCACCAGGGCGCAGGTAGAACGACGCAGCGGGAGGCGGCCCTGGAGGGGTCACCGTGGGCCCCGCAGGCGTCTTCGAGCGTCGTCTTGAGAGGTAACGAATCACAGGCCAGCGCCGCAGATGAAGTTAACCGTCGTTCCGGAAGGCGAGATGATTGCAATGACGTTATCGTCCTCGAACTTGCCAAGGGACACTTGGCTGCTCGGCATGACGATGTAGTCAGCGGTCGTTGCGGTAATCGTGCCCTGCCCGATGCGGACGTACACCGGATTGGTTGAACCGGTGTTGGTCACGCAGATGCTGCGGGTGCCAGATTGGATGCTGTACTGGGCGGAGGTTCCAGTTGCTGACTGGGTTTGTCCGCTACCGTAAGAGGGATTGAATGGGAGTGTCATATTAGCCTACGCGATACCATTTTTGGATGACCGGCTCGAACCGGAGTGTGAAGAAGCCGTTTGCCGCGAGAGTCGTCGGAACGCCGCCTCCGACCGCACCGTTCAGGTTCACCGTCAAAGCGGTGATTGTCTGAGTGGTGTTGACAAGAATCTCTTGGTTTGCCACGCAGCCTGAGACCTGCGGGAGTTGGATCGTCAGCGAGGCCACTGTGCTAATGGGGGTAAGCACCAGCCACACGCTGTTGTTCGTGCCGCTGATGGCGACCGTCGAGCCGCTAATCGGCGAGGAGTACTGGATGACCTTGCCATCGTTGACCGTGACGTTCTGCTCAATGAAGTCAGCCACCACCGCTGCGGTGCAGTTGTAGTCGAGCCCGTTCTGGTTGACAGCAAACAACGTCGAGGGGCTGATGCTGTCGACGTTATCGAGATTTTGAATAGCCATGTTAGAGGAAGAGAAGCTGACCGTTGGGTTGTTGCTCGATGGGGCCAAGAGACGGAACCGGCAAGAACGGCCAGTCCACATCCTTGTTGCCAGCGCCAGAAGGCATCTGCGAAGGGTACTGCTGCTGAAGGACGTTGGCGCTCTGCATGAGGAGCGTCTGGTAGCCAGCAATCGCGCCTGTCTTGGTGTCAGGCGAAGGCGCTTTGCCGTACTGCGGGGCGATACGCATCGCCAGATTCAAGATGATCGCCTCGTTGGCTGTTAACGGCACATTGGTCTGCGTGTCGAGGTCAGCGTTGTCAGGCGAGTTGGTCAAAGGGTAGCCAATCTGGATGGCTTTCGCGTACCACTGCGCCACCATGGCATCAAGCCGGCGCACCGCTGACTGAAGCTCGTCGGGCGTGAGGTCAAACACATAAGACGCCAACCCGAGTTCCTCAAAAGCGGCCTCAACGAACTGGCGTTTAGTGTATCCCATGCGGTTATTTGCGCTTGCGGCGCGGTTTGTCTTCTTCTTCGTCTTCTTCAGCCAGCAAAACCGGCTCTCCGGCAGCCTCAGGAGCAGGCGCAGCCTCGGATTCGGGCTCACTGACCACAATCTTCACTTTCGGCTCGTTCTTGAGCCTTACAGCGGCCTCAACGGCCTTGTTGTAGGTGTCCACAGCCTCTTCAACACTCAAACTCCAGCCCAAAGAGAGGGCTTCATCGAGTTCGTCTTGTGATTCGACGCCGCAGTAGTCGTAGGTGCCATATCGCGCAGGGCTTTTGCCTGGCGAGCGGTACACCATGATGGGGAAATCAGTCATTTTTTCAGTTTGCCGACGGGTTTTCCAGCCGCTTGCTTCGCTTTGCGAGCAGTCGAGAGCGCGATTGCAATCGCTTGCTTCTGCGGTTTGCCGGACTTCATCTCCTTGCTGATGTTCGAGGAGATTGTCTTCTGTGAATAACCCTTCTTAAGCGGCATAAGTCCTTGGTTTCAGTTAAGTTAAGGGGATGGCCCCGAAGGGCCACCCCCCGTTTGCGGGAACTATACCTGATTGAACAGGATGATACCACTCATTTCGGGCTGCTTGTTGACAACCCCGTAGAACGTGTCCACACGATACTTGGTCGTGAGAGTGTTCTGGTCGAAACGCTTGGTCATGACGAGCTCCAACCCTTGGTCGGTTGAACCGCGCATCACCGCAACGCCGGCGTTGTCGGGGAGCGAGTAGCGGCCAGGGAGGATTTCAATCGCGTCCTTGTGCCAGAAGCAGTTCACAGGAGCTGCTGCCGTGTTGAGGAGCGTGATTGCCGCGTTGGATGCCTTCGTGTTCGCCACGCAGTTTTGGTTCTGCGCAGAAGCCGCGTTAGCAACCTGGTTCGAGATGATCGGAGGGCTGATGACGATCGCTTGGCTACCGGCAGCAGGCGCACTCGCCGAGATAACACGGAAGGTCTTAGGCTGACCGGTGTCACCTTTGGTGATGTGATGCACTGCGTTGATGCCAGCGATGGTGAACGCGTCCCCTGCCGCCAAGGCGCCAGCAGAAACTGCCACCGTCAGAGACTGGAAGCGGTTATCCACGTTGAGCCGCTCAGCCGTCGTTGGCGAGGTCGAGATGGCTTTCGGGATGTAGTAGTTCGCTGCCGCGTCGGTCGTGTTGATGGTCGCCGTAGCAGACCCAGCAGACAGCCGCACCGCGTAGTCGAGCTTGTAGATGTCGAAGGACGCTACCATCCCAACGTATGCACGCTCATACGCCTTGTCGGACTTCTGGTTCCCGAAGGAGCGCGAAGCCTTGGCAAGGTCGTTAGCAAGACCGTTGTAGTCCCGCGTGTTGAGCGCGAGGTAGCGGTCGCCGTCCATGATGCCTTGCTCGTTGAAGATGGCCTCGCACTGGGCGACGTCATCGAAACCACTCGAAGCACCAGCCGCCGTCGTGCGCTTAACCACCAGCGTGCCCTGATTGGCCGCGATGTTCAGCACTGACACGTTGATGTCAGAAGCGAGTTTCTGCTTGGCCGAGTTGCCAAGGCGTTGCTCTTGCAGAGCGTCACGAAGCTCTTGAGCGTTGAGCTCGAAAGCGACCGTGCGCGTCTGGTTGATGCTGGCGGGAACCGCGAGCTGGGTGTAGGAGGCGTAGCCACCAACGCTGGTGATGTCCGTACCCACACCGGCGTTCGAGAGCGAAGTCGCGATGTAGGGCTGCGGGCGCCAGATGACGTTGTTGGTGCGCTCCATCATCGTCTGATCCGTGTTGTAGATCGAGACGTTACGGGAGAGGACAAGCGCGTCGTTGAACCCCTCAAGGAGGTTTTCAAACGCTACGCGCTCTTCTTTATTGAACGAGTTAGCCATAGGTTACTTTTTTGACTGCAATTGACGTTTGTAGGCGATTACCTGCGTGTAGTCACCGGTGCGCTCAGCCTTTGCGCGTAGGTTGTCCAACACTTCGTCGGAACCACCGGTTGACCTAGCCCCGCCGGACGGTGGGGTCTTCTCTGGAGGAGGAGCAGTTTTCTTTGTCACCTTGAGTTGTGTTTCGAGTTTTGCCACCGCGAACGCGAACCTCACTGGGTCTTTTATCTCAGAGAGTTCTTTCGCTTTCTTGGGGTTTTTACCCAGCGCGTACACCAGCAATGCCGAGTTGTCTGAACCCTGCAACAGGATCCCTTGTTGAGTCGTGTTCAACACCTCTTGCACCGCAGATTCGGCATCTTCGTAGTCTCGAACCTTCAGCTCAGTCTTCGACTTCGCGTAGTTCTCAAGCTTCTTGTGCCACTCTGCTTGTTGGGCTTGCTGCTCTTCCTCGGCCTTGGCTTGGAGTTCAGTAGCTTTCCGTTTCCGGTCAAACCACTCTGCCAGCTTGGCCTCGTACTTCTCCGTGTCGTAATCAGCGCCTTCAAGTGTCGGCTTTGGCCCAGGGTCAACCGGATTGTTCTCAGTTGCCGATATTGCCTTCAGCTTCTCTTCTAGCTCCCGATTCTTACGGTGCAGTTCCCGATTCGTTTTACGCACTTCACGCACCCATTCCGGTGCTTTCTCTGCGTCCTCTTTCTGGGTTGGCGAATCCCCGATACTGACGTCGATCTCTTCTGAAGCGGTCGCTTCCCCGTCTTTGGCTGGCTCCGAGGTCGCCGGCGTACCGGTCTCCTCAGCCACAGCCTCCGCTACGGGAGCTTCCTCATCTTCCAAGACAACTTCAGCATCTACTGCCGTGTTGTTGTTCTCCATTTTTTCTCAATTAGTGGGTCTGTCCACTAAAATGTTTGCACCGGCGCTACCAGCTTCTGCACATCGTCCTCGATGCGGTCCGCCAGCTTCATCGCCTTGTCCTGATCAATCTGACCAGCTTTTGCAATCGTTTCCTCGGTCTTCGCTCGCGTCTCCTCGGCCCTTGCCAGCGTAAGCACCGTGTCGGCCTGTGCCTTTGTAGCGAGCGCATTTGCCCTTTGCGCCTCTGCTGCGAAGTACTGCGTCTGTGCGTCCGGTTGGGCGTTCTGGGCCTCGGCAAGGAGCTCCTGGGCCTCTTGCTCAGTGGGTTTAACCGCGCCCATCTTCAGCAGCTTCTTGCGGAAGTAGCTGCGCACGTCCCCAAGCCCTTCGCCTTCCATGTTCATCATCGCCATGGACGAGAGCACGTTCATCGTCTCAGGGTCTTGCGTCACCGCCATCATCGAGAGCAGCGCCTGCACCGTCGCTTGCCGCTTCGTTGTTGAAGACGGTCCCACGTCCACCGCCACGTCAAACTCGGCTTCTGATAGGTCGTTGTCGTACTCAAGCTCACCGGTCTCTGGGTTAATCACCGGTGTCATGAGCTCAATCTCGTCCTGTTCGCCGTTGGACGTCACAACCTTCATCTTGCGCTTATCTTCCACGAACACGTCTTTGGCCATGGACAGCCAAATCTCGCCCACGCGCTTAATGGCCTTCGCCATGTTGGAGACGTAGATGTAGCTCTGCATGTCGAGGCGCTGCATCACCAAGTCCACAGCCTTACTGGTAACGTGGGACACCATCTTGTCCCCGTTGCCTTGGCTCCCAAGGAGCTGCTGCATATCAATGTCCGTAACCCCCAACAACGCCGCCATCGCAGGGGGCACCTGCGGGGCTTTTGTGTACGCCAACGGCGGCGCCGGTTGCACCGCGCCTTGCGCGTCCGTAATCCCATTCACCAGCAGGTACGGGTAGTTCTTGAGGTTATCTTCCGCCCACATCACCTGATGCCCCGCCACCTGCTCGGGCATGAAGATGGGCTTCTCCATGGACGAGAGCGCCGAAATCTCTGCGAGCTTAGAGAGCTGCATGTTCTTTAGGCGCTGCATGTCTTTGGCGAGCCGCACATGCCCCATGCACCGCTCCACGTTGTCCACAAACCACCGCTTCCCGTACACCGGCACAATCGGGATGCACTTCCCAGCAATGTACCCGCAGTCCTCAAGGATCTTCCCCCCAGACATAATCCACTTGTGCACCTTCTTCTGCTTAATCTTCTTGCGCTTAACTTCCTTGTACCCAAGCGCCTCCATCTCCTCCATCTTGCCTTCCTTGAGCACCGACAAAAGCTCCTTCTCCTCATCCCCCGTAAGCCCCTCAAACGTCACCATGTAGTCCGTCGTCTCCTCCACACGGTAGTACTCCGCCACATACACCACATCCGGCGTCTGCCAGTCGAACTGGGTGCGCGTAATCTCTTTCGGCCACGTCGTGGGGTCGTCCCCCCACTCCGCTTCGTAGTCCTCACGGGTTAAGGCCGTAATCACAAAACACCGCTTCGCGTCTGCCTTATCTTGCCGCTTCGCGTTCAAGTCAAAGTACACCGAGGAGTCCGCGTCGTAAATCGGCTCAATACATATGCGCTGCTCGTCGCTCTCACCGCTGTACTCGTCCTCGTACTCATTGCGCAGGCGCAGCGCCCCAAACCCACCGGTCACCGCCTCTTCAAAGGCGTTGTCGTACGCCTCTTCCGCGCTCGAGTCCACTTCCGTCGCCCGAAAGAGACCGTTGCACGTCTCCGCCAGTGACTCGTACTCTTTCTCCTTGGGGACGTACTCCACCGTGATGCGGTTCGACCGGTAGTCGTTGATGATACGCATCACCGCCAGCTGCGTCTTGTTCACCTCGAACCTCGGCCGGTTCTCGTACTGCTCAGAGAGCGGCCCCTCCCACTGAGCCCCTGGGATCGAACAAAACCGACGGTCTTGCAGGCACTGCAAACGCTCGTTCCTGAGCACCTCTTGTATGCGGTCAAACTCCGCAAGCGCGTCCGCGTGGACCTTAACCGGATCGTTCTTCATGCTCATCATCATGCGGGTTTAAGGGCTTGTGTCAATGGGGCTGGGTAGGGGCTTGGGTAGGTTGCAGGGGCTCGGGGGCTTGGGGGTTGTGGTGGCTTGGGGGCTTTGGGGCTTGCTGGGGCATTCGTGGAGCTTGCTACTTCCTCGAGAAGAAGTTCATCACCGGTACCACGTCAATGAGCTTCTGCATCCGCTTCTTCAGACTCAAGGCCGCTCGGTTCAGCCCGCTCACCACCAAATACCGCGTCGCATCCATCAAGTGGTCGTTCTCCTTCACAACCCGACCCTTGTCGTCCCGCCGGTACAACCGGAACTCCGCCACCCAGTTCGTCATGCTCTTAAACACCTTCAGCCGACCCGTCGACATCCGCTGCCACACGTCGTATATCCCCGTCTCCACCGCGTTGTTCGCCACCGTCAAATCCAACCCCATCTGCCGGTACCTCACAAACAACTGCTGCCCGTCTACCTGTGTTCTGCCACGGCTCGCTGGGTCAATCACCCCAGGGATACCACGCCCCCTCGCGTTAATCGCCTCCGCGTGAATCGCCGGCTCCGCCTGCCCTCTGTAATGCTCCGAGTACAAATACAGCGTGTCACTCTGCTGGTCCAACGCTCCAAACACCGCCGCTGTCTTGTTCCAGCCCACGTCCATCCCAAACACCCTCGGCCAGTGCACCGGTACCTCGAAGTCCGGCACCACAAGCTCGCTCTCGGGTACCGGATATATCGCCCCCGCCCCCAACTGCGGCACACCCTTCGACCGTGCATCCCTCTGGAAAGGCGGTATGCTCGACCACAGGTCCTCCTTCTGCTTTTGGCTCAGGTGCGGTACGTCGTCCCACGTCGCCATCCCCACGAACTTCGTCCCCTCCGCCCTCTCACACACCTCACCGTCCCTTAAGAACGCCATCACCGTCTCGCTCATCCCCAAGAGCGGCGTGAACGTCAGCATCACCATACCGTCGTTCGTCATCGTTCGCAGCAGCGACTCCGTGTAGATGTCCAGCGGTGGCTCCTCGTCCAGCCAGATGATGTCCTGCTCCGTTCCCTGAAAGCTCTCGCGACGCTGGTCGTAGCTCTTGAGCGTTAACCGCGACTCTCCGCCTGAGGCGTGCCGGACCACGATGATTTCCACCGCGTCAGCGATACCGGCCTTGGCCGACACCCGCAGGATGTCTTCCTTCGGGATGAGGCCCGTGCCGTGACTCCCAGCCGGTCCCAGCAGCTTCGTCTGCAAGATGTCCCGTGAGGTCTTACCGGTGTCCCCCGCCGCCCATGCCGAGATGGGGCGGTCGAACCGGCGGCCCGTCCACCATGAGGGGTACCGGCCCGTCAAGTGTACCGCCATCTCGAAGCCGCCGATGCCCTCGGTCTTGCCGACGCGGTTGGCTGCCATCATCAGACGCTCCTTGTACTTTGCCCCCGCCTCGAAGAAGGCTAGGTGCTTTTTGTAGAGCTCCCGTCTGAGGGGTCCGGTGTCTGGGTAGTAACCGAGTAAACGGCGCTCGCGCTTGCGCCTCTGGAGTTCCTCGAGGCACATGACCAGTTCTGCTTTCTCTTCTGGACTGAGTTCTTTCACGGTCTAATAGCGACATTCACGGAGACGCCGCCGTCTCCGCTGTAAGTTCCGGCGCCACCCTTGGGGGTCTTGCCCCCCTCCTAATCCGGTATTGGAATCCATTGGAATCACTCAGCGTTTATCAGTTTGGCCTATTACGCAATACAATAACCGACATGGATACCTATCGAGACGCATTCGGTTTAACTGCAACCTCCACAGCATCAACGACTTCGCCTGTTTCAATGCCAGCGGGAGACAACCCTTCGCGCAACATACCAGCGACCCTTTGCCGAATCTCAGCGTCTGATAGCGTGGAGACGGCTCCCGCTCCCGACTCGGGAGCAAGTGGATTGCGTGGCAGCACCTTGCCCAGGAGCGCACAATAGGTGCGCGGATCTCTACGCGCCACTTCCTCAAGGTACGCGGCGCCGCCTAGCCTCTCAAAGGACAGCATCAGCGCGTCTTTGAGCGCCGTTGTCGTCTTGTTCTGTGTTCCCTTTGGTCTACCCGTGTGAATCAGGTTAGCCAACTGTGCAGGCGATGCCATATCGGATATGGCTCTACTCTCTATAGAGCCTGATTCAAGATTCCCTTTCCTTCTGATACGCAAAAAATGCGCATTTTTCTCATTGCCAACCCTCACGTATTGCGCCAACCTTGCACCAAGCTTGCAATGTGCAAGCGAAACAAAAACCCCACAAACCCATGAAACACAACCTCTTATCCCTCGGATTCCTCACCCTCACCGCTGTCGACACCCTCGCGCTGTCTCAACTCACCCTCACCTTACCGGAAGCCCTCTGCGTGATGGCGCTTTTCATCTGGTCCACTGTCCTGCTGTGGCGTTCACTCCTCTCATAAACCCCTCACCCTCAACCCATAACCAAACCAAACCAAACCAAACCAAAAAACAAAATGAAAACCGAAAACTGCACCGAAGTGTCTCCCGCCGTATACGTTGGCACCTTCGCCAAGTACAACTCAGGCTCCATCAAAGGCGCGTGGATTAAGCTGGAAGGACACACGCCCGAAACCTTTCACGCTGCCTGCCTAGAGCTCCATTCGGACGAGTCAGACCCCGAACTGATGTTTCAAGACTTCGAAGGCTTCCCTCGCACCTTCTACTCCGAAAGCGCCTTGTCCTCAAGTCTTTGGGAATGGATTGACTGCAATGATGCGGAACAAGCTATTTGGGAAGCCTTTACCGAGTGTTTCGGGTATTCCTTCGAGGAAACCTCTCTCTCCCAAGCCCTTGAGGCGTACGTTGGCGACTATGACTCCCCAGAAGCATTCGCTGAAGAGTACGTTTTCGAGCACGAAGACCTAAACTCAATGCCTTCTTACCTAACCGCTTGTATCGACTGGCAAGCGGTCTGGAACAGCATGCTACGCTTCGACTTTTGCGAGCACAACGGGTGCTTTTTCTACTCAAACCACTAAACCAGAACCCTTTAACTACCAAAAAAAACAAAATGAAACTCCTAGGAACAAACTCGGCAAAGACCGTTAAAGGTGAATCACTTAGCTACCTCACCGGCATTCTTTACCTTTCCCCTTCCGACCTTTCCGGCGCTGGCAACGTCTGCCCATGGGCCGGTACCTGCAAAGAAGCTTGCCTAAACTCTGCAGGACGAGGTGCTTTCAACTCTGTTCAGGCAGCCAGAGTGAAGAAGACCCGCTTCTTCTTCACCAACCGCAACGCCTTCATGGAAGCGCTGTATGAAGATTGCAAGGCCTTGGTGCGCAAGGCTAAACGCGCGGGAATGCTTCCATGCATTCGCCTTAACGGAACGTCCGACTTGGCCTTCCACCGCCTTGTCGTACCTTCAAAAGGCATGACGCTGATGGAGTTGTTTCCGGACGTTCCGTTCTACGATTATTCCAAGTCGGTCAAAAAGGCCTTAGACAACGCACGCGGCCTCCACCCCCAGAACTACTCGGTTACGTTCTCCCGTGATTCAGCAGCGAACGAGAGTGAATGTGAACAAGTTCTTCGCGCTGGCGGGAATGTCTCCGTCGTGTTCCGCGATTCCCTTCCCGCAACTTGGAAACACCGGCCCGTGTTGAACGGCGACATAACCGATCTTCGTTTCTTAGACCGCCGTGCAAAGGCAGGCCGTTCCGGTTACGTTGTCGGATTAAAGGCGAAGGGAAAGGCCAAGCGAGACCGCTCAGGATTCGTTGTCGACATTGCAAACTAAACTCCCGCACCCATGCAAACTTTCTACGTTTACTGTTCCGAGCGATATCTTGGAACCATAACGGCCTCCTCTCTCGAGTCGGCTCAGGCTGCCGTAGACAAAGCGCTGATAATCCAGTGCACCGTCCGCCCCACCCCCCCGCCCCCCGTTGACGCGTGGAGAGTCGGCTCTGACGGCCGTTTGTACCGACACTGACCCCCACTCCCCTCCCCAATCCAAGCCGAGCCCTCACGGGTTCGGCTTTTTTTGTGTCTCCATCCGTCCCGCTTCCCCTTTACCCCTTCCCGCGCTTCTCACCCCTTGTCCGATACGGCCACCTTCACCGCTTCCTTCCTCGCGTTCTCACCCACTTTCCGCTCGTTCTAGGCCCATGTTTCTTTCCTCTTCTCTGCACGCGTTCACCTTTCCCGCCTTAAATCCAACCTAAGCAAACTCAACTTAGTGCGCCATTCACGCTCCCGAACCCCTCTGAAACCCGCATTTTCCACCTGAAACCGTTTTTCGATTTTCTGCCTTTTAGAAACTTTTTCACGAAATCGAAAATCTCGCCAACCGTTTCGGATTTGGTTCGTTAATCCGGTTTTTCCGCCACAAACCCCACCCCTTTCGCAAACTTTTCGCAAACTTTCCCCTAAAGCTTTCCGTCGGAGTTGCCGACAAACCCAAGACAACCCCAAACCAGAAACAAACCATGCAAACCCTGAACAAACGCTCCAACAAATACCCCGCCGACTGCGTCGGCTGTGGGTGCCGTGTCCCCGCTAACACCGGCACGCTCTCGCGTGCGCGGTCTGGCTGGGCTGTGCATTGCCCTGACTGCGTTGACCGGTGCGGTGACGCGCCCTCTGAGGCCTCTGCTGAGGCGCTTTCTTGGAGCAAGGGCAACGCGGTTTCCTACGGCATTGCTTTCTCAACCGGCGCGCGCTTCACGCGCAATCGCCGTGGGCGGTGCATTGACGCGCCCTGTTGCGGGTGCTGCACGATTTAACACCGCCCCCTCTCTCTCTCCTGACCTAGCCGAGCCGCCCCGTTGTGGGCGGCTTTTCTTTTGCCCTGCGCTCCTCACCCGCGCCGCGCCCTTCGCCGCGTTCTCGGTGCCTTTCTGCGCGTTCCTGACCTATGCCATGCTCTATGCCATATCCCTCATCCCGTCCCCCGCCTCATCCCCCGCCTGATCCGTTCCGCCGTCCCGTCCCGTCCCGTGGGAGCTGACCGGCGCTTACCGCTCACTGCGCAACAGGACAAACGGATTTACGTCCTGTTTTCTGGGTGGGATGGTTTTCCGATTTTGTGGGTTTTGGAAAACTTTTCACGAATCTGAAAATCCCGTCAGCCTTTTTGAAACTGGAACATTAATCCGGTTTTTTGGTTGGCCGTCTCTCCGGCCTGTCACACCACTCTTATGCGTCGCCATCGGCATTACCCGTGACCGCGAGCGGCAGGTGTCGCAAGATTTATTACTCCACGATGCACCAGTCTTCCGAGAGCATATCTGTCTGCGAAGCAAGCCAACCGTTGGGAACAATCGTTCCCGACACAAGCCGCAGATGCATCCCCTTATCGCTCCAACAAGCGCGTGCAACGCGCTTGCCCATCTTCATGGCCTCGATGGCCGCGCCGAACGTAATCCCCTGCGCTGGCCGATACATCCTCTCAAACACGTCCTTTGGAATCCATGAGATGTAGCCATTGAAGTCGCACCCGTCCGTGTATTCAACGAGATAGCCTTCTTGTGCCGGATTCTCGTTTGGCAGCATCTTCCAACCGCGCAGGTCGTTGTACTCACGAAGCGTCATTTGCTTGCCGTTGATGATTTTGGTTTCGATGTAGGTGTTCATGTTTTTTTTGCAGTCTCGCTACCCTTTACCGCACGCTGGCGTTCTCTGGCAACAGAGTTCTCCTGAGCCTGCTGATGGCACTGTTGACGGCAGCGGCCTGCGCCGCTGTGCTCCCTGCTTTTCTTGCCTGTAGCAACCTGATGAGTGCGTCGACTTGGGCGACGCCTGCACTCAGCGAATGTTCTGCGTGCGCTGGCGCTGGCGCTGGCGTCCTGCGGTTGTTTGACTGCTGTATTACCCCCTCGTCCTCAAACGCGCCCAACAGAGTAAACTCGGGGCTTTTGGGGTGGTTTTGGGCTGTGGTTTGGGGACGCGCGGTCATAACCCGAACTCCTCGGCCATGGTCACACGCACAACGGTCGGCACACACGCCTGCATCCACCGGTCCGCGTCCAGCAGCAGCCCCTTGTCCCCGCCCCTCCACTCCAGATCCGCCACAACCCGCGACAGAAGCCTCTCCTTAAGCTCGCTGACAACGTGCGTGCCATCCGCCACCAGCTTCTCCGCCTCCATCAGCTTCCCGCGCAGGTCGCTTGCAGCGGCTATCTCGCGGTCGAGGCGCTTCTCCATCCGCTCCAGCGCCCGCATCAAGTTGCGGATGATGTCCTCGGGCTCCATGACCGGCAGACCGGTGTCGTGGATGCCTGGGGAGTGGGCTGGACCGTGTGCGCTGTACTGCTCGTCGTTATTTGGTGTGACCATGGTGTGTTGTTGTTGTTGGTTTGGTTGTTGGTGTTGTTGTTGTTGGTTTCGTTGCCTTCTCAATCTTGATGCCAATCCTCCTGCAATCCACTGAGCAGAACCGGTGGCCGCGTGTTGTCTTCTGGAAGCTCTGCCCGCAGTAAGCGCACGGCAAGACCCCATGCGGTACTCCCCTCAGACCGTGCCTAACGTGCCATCGCCTCACCGACTCGGTGTTCGCCTTTCGCGAGCACTCCGGTGAGCAACGAATCTGCACCGCGCACCGCTTCATGAACTTCGTGCCACACTGGTCGCACGCGATGACGCGCAGCTTGTTCTGGCTCTTGGTGCGTCCGCTGTACTTGCCGCGCTTGGGCTTCTCGGGCGGTTTGCTGATGCGACCGGTGTTGACCATCTTGCTCACGATGGAGCGTATCTCGTCGGCGTTGAAGCCGTGTATTGCGCTGTTCATTGGTACTCCTTCTTTCGGCCACTTCCCCTCCGCCCTTTAGCAAAATCTTTCACCAATCACAAAAGCCACTCCGGTGGCTTCTCCTCCGCCGGCGCGTCGACATAGATGCTCACCGCGACTCCCTCACTGCCGGCCTTGCACCAACGCTTGCGCACGGTCAAATCCGCCACACGGCTGTCGTCCCCAACCCACATACCGCCATCCACCAGCGCGTCCATCACCAGCTTCGCCAGGTTGTCCGCATCCGGTTTGTGCGTGTGCGGCTGACCGTGACGCGCCTCCTCCTTGGTCGCAAAGTGGAAGGTCAGCTCCATCGAAATCGCCTCAGTCAACCCAAGCGACTCAGCCGTCTTGCCGGCCTTGCTTAAAACAACCCCCGCAGACGAGCGCAACAGCCCCTTCCACGCGCTCGAGCCAGCATCCAAGGTGGACACCGCTCTCCCACGCACAAAGCGCGGTCTTGGCTGTGGGCGAGGAGTTCCGGAAACGAAGAAAGTGAACGTCATAAAAGTCTATCGGGATTGTATACAATGCGAGCGGCGCGGCGGGATAAAACGGTCAGCAAACACAACGAGAAAAAAAACAAGGTCATCAACGGTCAATATAGAGGAAGGCAGCCTGCGAAGCAGTATCCCCTCTCCTCTCAGGCAAGCAACGCGTTAGACTGAGAGAAGAGAGAGGGGATAGTAGGAAGAGCGTAAGCGATGAGTACGCTACTCTCTATATAAGGGCTCATGTCCTCAAACATCGGTTTTCTTTCGCAAATCATACGGTTTTCAGGCACTTACGTAGCGTCCTTTTTCACTGTTTTTTCCAACGCGAAAAAATTTTTGTTGTGCAATCGCGCAAAGTGTCGTGCGAAAGTGGCGCAAAATCTCTGTAAAACGGCATGGTACAATGCTTGCGAACTTTGCGAACTTTCTTGCACTAGTGTTGTGCAAGTTGTTCCCCGTTGAACATGAACGACTTACAAGGGCCGTTTTTGGGCTGTTTTTTGAGCCGTTTTTTGAGCTTTTGATTTTCTCGCGCAACAGTGCGCACCCCTCGCGCAAAATACTCTGTAAAAAACGCTTCACAAACTTTGCGAACTTTGCAAACATGAAACTGCGCGTTTTGCGCAACAGTAACAACCAACTAAAAAACAGCAACTTACAATGAGAGCAGAATACTACCGTGAATGGCGCGCAAAGAAGCGCGCAAAAGCCGCTGAAGTCAGTACCGAGGCCGACCACATTAAGGCAGATTTGAAGGCTGCGCTCGAGGCGAACACAGCCCTTCAAAAGACGATTACGAGCCGCGATGAGACTATTCGTCATCTGGAGAAGATGGTCGAGCGGCTCTCGGCAGACCAATCCGCTCGCCTTGAGCGAATCGAGACCGCATTAAAGGCAGGGACACCGGTAGCTCCTCAGGCTCCTCCGGCGATTCATCCTGTGGATCTGGCTGATCAAAAGCCTGCGCCCCCGTGGATGAGAAGGTAGCCCCCCATGCGGCCCTACCGGCCTTGCCTACGCAGGTGCCGGTCTCCGCGTCGAAGACGTACTCGTTCCAGTCCGGAAGGGACGAGTACGCTCCAGCTTGGATGGTGGCACCGGTTTCATCCCCCGCCAGCACACCGCCTGGGACATCAAGGTAGCTCTTCGACTTGGAGCCTTTGACCGCGCAGGAGACGATGAGCTCCTTCTGCAAGCCCTCCTCGATGAGGTGCCCGAACTCGCTCGCTCCGACTGCACGCAGCACCGGTGGAAGTTCAGACCGGCGCTTGTAGAGCCCGTTGGCCGCGTTCTTGTTCCCCAGCGTGTACGGGTGCAGGTTCCCTGCTGCCTCACGCACTGCCAAGACGAGCCACGCAAGACGCTCGGTCACGTTAATCGCGCTGTAGACGTCCAGCTTGGTGACGTCCTGAAGCAGTCCGTTGGCGTCCCGAAGCAGGGTACGCTCGCCACGCATGAGGCCCGAGATGTTGGCCTTCAGAACACCGAACCGGTAGCAGGAGTCCACACGCGGTGCGAGGCCCATGCCCTTCATACGGCGCTCGTAATCGGTGGCGTGCCAGAACCCCAAGTTGATGCGGAAGTAGGACGGGATGGCGCTGCTCCCACGAATCGAGTTCTTCATGTCCTTGAGCGTGCGGATTGGCTCCGCCCCAGGCTTTCGGATGTGGTGCGTTATCATGAGCGCAGCCCGAAGTTCCCCGCACACGCGCCCTGCCTCGCGCATCATTTCGGCTACCGCCAGCGCGTTGTTCTCGTCCCCGTGGGATACCGCGTTGAAGGTGTCCACACACACAAGGCACAGGTCAGGCACTCGCTTGAGCTCAGTGATGACAGCCTCCCACTTGGAAGACGCCACCGGTGCCCCGCTCTTGGGGTCGCGCTCAACGAGCGGGAACGCCCCGCCAACCGCTGAGAGCGGTATGACGACAAGGCGCCGACCGGCCTTCGCGATGAGCCCTCCTTGGTCAATCTCCAAGATGCGCCGGTGCATCTCGGTCTGGCTGTCCTCGCAGAGCAAGAGAACAGCGGTACCACCGTTGGTGATTCGCTGCCCACACCAGTCCAAATCCCCGCCGAACTCGGGATAAGCGGCCACTTTTAGCGCCAAATCCGCGATAAGACCGGTCTTACCGGCTCCTCCCTCGGCGATGAACAGATGCGGCTCGCCTTTGACAACAAGCGCCTCAACAAGGTAGGTGTGCTCGGGCTTGGGGTACTTGATCCACCGGTGCGCTTCCCATGCGGAGAACCAAGACTCCGCCGGTGTACTCTGCGGGAGCTGGCGCACGGGGGATACTGGAGCCGGTGCCTCTGGCTTTCCGTTGCGGCGGATGTCCGCGTTGACGAGCCCCTGCCACTCCGAAGCAAACCGTGCGTCCGTCCATGCTGGGTGCATCCGTTGCAGCATCCAGCCCCGCGTTTGCTCGCGTGCCTCATCCATCGTGATGACGCCCCGCCGAACCATCCCCAGATTCGCGCCAGCCACCGAGTTGAACGCATCCCACCGAGTCTCCCCGCCGGCGCCACCCTCGAACACGTCCCGCTGGAACGCCGGCTCCTGACGGAGCACGTTCCCGCTGCCGACTCCAAACAGCCCCGCCTCCGGCGCCATGGCCTCGCCTGCCGGCAGCAACGTGCGCAGCCGCTCCCCCAGAGCTCCCGCGTTGTACACGCTCTCAGACTGCCACTCGATGACGGTCTGCACCGGTCGGCCCTGTTTGGCGTGGACGCTACCGGCGAGCCGGATCGGTTGGTGAGCGCGTCCGTACGGGTTTGAGTCCACCCCGAGGCCCATGGCGGAGTCACCGCCTGATACCTTTGCAAGAGCGTCCCGCATCCGGATGGCCTGCTCCACGGGAACCTCATCATCCAGCGCGTACCAGACGTGCCGCTTCGGTGTTCCCTCATCGGTTGTCCCACCGGAGCACACCACCAGCGACGGCTCGCCTAGTTGCTCGGTGAGCTCGCGCATCTTTGCGTCGGTGTCCCCCGCATCGAGGTCTGCGACAAGCGAGCGCATCCGCGCCACGTTGGCGCTTGTTGCCCTTCGGTCGCTCAGGATGCCTGGGACAACAAACGTCGCCACGTTGTACTGCGCCCACCGCTCGGTGGCTGATAACACGGGGGCGAAGCCCTCCTTGGCTGGCTCAACGAAGATGTCTTCGCGGAAGACGCCTTCTTGCTCGGTGCCCTTCTCTCCGATACCGCGAACGCAGATAAACTCGTTCTCCTTCCAGTCTCGCTCTCCGAATATGAGGCGAAGATGCTCTTGGGCTTGGCGTAGGTCAACCAAGCCACGACGGTCTGTCAATGGCTGCATTTTGTTTGGGGTAGTAGTCTGTCTTACTTCAGCCAGAACGGCTTTGTGGTGTTGGGTGCCTGAGTGGGAGCATCCTCCCAACAGGTGCTCTTGAACGAGCAGAACTTGCACCGAAAGTCGGTGCGGTCTTTGCCGAGGCGCGGGAGTTCCTTAGGCGATTGAGCGTCGATGACGCGCACCGCACGATCCGAGGCTTCTTGGGCTGCGAGCGCATCAAAGGGCACAAGCTCAACAAGCACCTCACCGGTGTCGCGGTTGAGCGCCGTGAACATACCGCCTGCGGGAATGTCAAGGTAGGCGCAGTAGATTTGCATCTGGGCGTAGTACACCGGCTTTGATGCCTTCACGCCTTTGTTCTTGGTGTCGTTCCAGCTTTTATCGTTGAGCGCCTTGTTCTCCCAAAGGAGCGGGTACTCAACACCGGTGATGGTGGGGCCGCCGGCGATGATGCCGTCGATGTGTCCACCGAGGCGCCCGTCAGCAGCGCGGAAGCCGAACTGTTTGCCGTCGCTCTTCTCGGTGAGCAGGTCGAAACCCGCAGCGCGGATATACTTCGCCATGCGGTCTTCGCCGTCGTGCCCCATGTCGAAGATGCGCAGCACCTCCGGCGGGAAGCCGGCGCCTTCGTCCTCGGGGGCGTGTTCGTACTCGTACCGGAGCCGGCGCTCGCACGCCTCCCCCCAGCGCGAAGCCCCGAGATAGTCCCGCTTTTCTTGGTTTGCCTGACGCGCCAAAATCGCGCCGTCGATGACGGCTGCGATAGCGGCTTGTGCTGGCTCATTCCCGATGACCTTCTTGGTCTCTGGCTTAAAGATGCTCATCGTCGTTCTTAAGGGCGTAGAAGATGCCGAAGATTGCCAAGAGCAACACCAGCAGATACGCGGTTACGGAGGCTTTGTCCTCCTGTTGGTAGAGTTTCACGGTGTCAGCTATGGCGATGGCTGCGAACAGGGTTGCCAGCAGTTTCATGTTTCAAGAATAGAGGGCCCTCAACACCGCTGGCTAGCCGCCATTCGGCGATCTCGGACTCGAGGCGCTTGATGGTTTCAGTCGCGGTGTTCAGCCGCGCCTTGTACTCGTCGCGCTCTTCAGCGGCTTCGCTTAAAGACCGGCAGGTGTATGCCAGCCCGAAGTGGTTCTCCCACGCAACACCGCAGGATGTGCAGTACTCACTCACGGCTGCACCTCCTCTCCAACCACCGAGGAATCCTCGGCAGTTTCATTAAACACCTTAGCCGCAGCAGATGTGAGCAGTGACTTCCATCCCCGTCCCTTTGCGACAATGTGGTTCTCGTCATTACTGTCCCGCACAAGCAAAACAACGACCTGTGCGTTTGTCTGCGCCTGCACAAGCGAGGGGATGCACCCAACAACCTGCTCTATGTTGTGACTGCTCACGGCTGCACCTCCTCCCACTTGCCTACCGTGCGCAGAAACGCCTCTGCCCGTTGACGGGCGGGGGCGTAAATGACGTTGAATGGGCTTTGCCAAGCACCAAGGTTTCTAGGGTAAAACACCTCACGCTGGTCGTCAGTCAGCACCTCCTCCGCTTCGTGCATCGCGTTGAGGTCGTTGCAGTAGTCTGGCATATACTTATATGCGTTGCCGCCTTGTCCTGGGAGTTCTGGCGGATAGCCCCACAGCTTGTGATTGTGCCAAGGCCCACTGTCATGGATGTCAGTCCATCCACACGCTTCGGCAATCGCCACATTCATTTGCTGGTTGGTCATGGCTGCACCTCCTCTAGCTTCAGCTTGCTTGTGACCGTAGGACGGAATACTGCGACACGCTGAAAGATTTCAACAACATCAAACCAGTTTCGGTTTTCCTCGCGTTTCAGGCAGTTGCACGATTCATCGAAACACTCTTTCGCTTCTTTGAGGATTTCCTTTTTGACTTCGCGCATCGACTTAAACGGCCCTTTGAGCGCATCTTCGCCGGATTTGTAGTAGTACCCATTCACGGATGCACCTCCTCTTCTCTTGGCACTTGCGTGTCGCAGTCTGGGCAAAACCACATCTCAGAGCGCACGCTCCACTCCATGACGTTACCGCAGTTGCACTGCTTCTCTGCCTCGCTCTCGTCGTTGGTGAGCCAGCTATCGTACCAGCTTGGGAGGTTCATTTTGTCTCCTTTCTGAGGCGAATGATTTCGGCCTCGATGCGTTTAAATGTTGCCTCGAACGCACGCCGGTTTGGGTGCGACTGAAGTAGCGTCTCCGTCAGTGCCAGAAGCTCAGTGGCTTCTTGTTCTAGTCTGTTTTTCATTTTGTTGTTGTTGCTCTGCGTGAAATCTCTCTTCTCAGGTACCATGCCGCTTTTTCAAGGTCTTGAACTTCATTGTCCTTGAACCCAGCCCTGAACACGTACTTTATCACGTTTCCAAGGTTGAACGAAAATGCCTCTGCAATGTCTATGCATTCGATTCCGCTCGGATGCTTGTTGTAATGCGCTGGGTGTTCGACGGCGCTGGTCGAGGACGGGTTGGATGATTTCGCGCCACAGTTTTGAGTACATACTGTCTCTTTCGGTTGGTTTTCCATGTTCTTTAGCCAAGAATCGCTTTTTTTATGCGTGCCTCGTTGAACTTCCACGTGAGCACGCAGCTTGCGCGGTAGCGCGACATCCCAAACATCGGAACATCAGCCATATGCTTCAGTTGTGAGTCCGTTGGTGGCAGCTTAATCCAACTGCGCGTCTTGCGGGAGTTCGTTCTATCACCGTTGCTACGAAGGAAGTCGTCAGCCTGAGCAAGCGCAAGTTCCTTCGAGTTTGTGCGGGTGATGATGGTGACCGCGCCTCCAGTGACGCCGCCAATGGCGTTGTACACCTCGCCAAGTCTGATGACCGCGCCCCACGCAGTGAGCGCGTTCGCCATTCGCACCGCATCGCTGTACATCGACTCCCACCGGAACGGCGACATCTCGATGATTTGCATCTCCGACATCTCAAACGATTCGATGGTCTCAACGCCGTTGACCCGCACGGGGAAGATGTAGCCGCACACGGGGCAGCTCCCGACCGCTGCCGGCACCTGAATACCGCACTCGGGGCACTTCTTCATGGGCGCCTCGCCGGTCTCGCTCTGGCGCACGAACAACCGATCTCCAGCGTCGATGTCCCCGTGCGTGAGCAGCGATGCGCCGAAGTCGAGAACGATGCAATCGCTCTTAATGACCCCAGGGTATCGCTTCGCGTCGATGCACGGTCTGAGCCCTCGCCCAATCATCTGGATCATGGTGCTCTTCTGGCTGCATGGGCGCACCAGAACAACGCACCCCACACGTTGGCAGTCCCAACCCTCCGTCAGCTTCATCACGTTGAGGAGCACCTTGATTTTCCCTTGGTCGAACCGGCGCAGGATGGTGGCGTTGTCGTCGTCCGACATCTCGGAGTGGACGGCCTCGGCGGAGATACCGTCGTCGCGGAACGCCTCAGCCAAGTGTTGCGCGTGTTGGATGGTCGAGCAGAAGACCACGGTGGACCGGTCTGACGCCTTCTCGCGCCAGTGCCTCAGAATCTCCGAGTGAACCGCACGCTTGTCCATGATGGCCTCGACTTCGCCCATGTCGAACTCTGCACCGGTCTTCTGCACGTTCTGGAGCTGGTCGTTGAGCCCGATGTCCATGCGGAACGCACGCGGCTGAACCAAGTTCCCCGCTGCGATAAGCTCGCCCACGGTGATTTTGTCGGCCACGTTGTTAAACACCGCCGTGAGCGCCTGCTTATCGCCTCGCTCCGGAGTTGCGGTGAGCCCCAAGATGACTCCTTTCGGAGACTTCTCGCGGAACGCCTCCACAATCCTCATGTAACTGTCAGCCGCTATGTGGTGGCACTCATCACAGAAGAGCGCCGACATCCCGCTTGGCATCGTTGCCAAGTTGAGCGGCCGGCACAGCGTCTGCACCATCCCGAAGGTCGCCCCGCTGGACCACGCCTTGCGTTCAGCGTTGAACACATCAACCTTGGCCGACGGGTTGTACCGCTTGAAGGTCTCTTTGTTTTGGGTGACAAGCTCGTCGCGGTGCTGGATGACGAGCACCGGTGCTTTCTTCACGAACGGCGCAAGAATCGCGCTGCCCATGACCGTCTTACCTGCGCCAGTTGGCGCGATTCCTAATGTGTTGCCGCACTTGCCCAGTGCGTCGATACAGGCGTCAACGAACTGCGCCTGCCTTGGTCGTAAAATCATGTTGTGGCCTTTGTTTCACTGACGCAAAAATGAAAAAGCGTCGTTGCAGGATCTCCCTGCACACCATGCGGCTTGAGAATGCCGCTGGTTCTACCTCAAAAAAGGGGGGCGAGACAATCATTATTGCCCCGCCCCCCACAACCCCAAACTGTACTACTTCAACCAAGCAGGTTTCTTGCCAGCCGTCGCCGCAGGCGCGGCGGTCTTCGCTACTGGCACCGGTGCTTTCGCCTCGGGCGCACTCTCATTGGCTTGGTTCCAGAGCTTGTGCCCGTTGCTGCTTGGGTTGGGTGAACCCCAGTCGCTGATGGAGTTGCGGTCAGCGCGTCCGTCCTTGCCCTTGTCGATGCCGACTTTGATGACGACCTCAGCGCCGTTGAGCGCCTCAATGATTGAGTTGAAATCACCGTCATTGAACTTCTCGTATGAGGATGGGTCTTCGTAGTTAAAGACGCCACGGCTCTCAAGAATGCGAGTGATTGCCCCGATTCCCATCTGGCGCCACACCTCGCTGTTGTTCTCATCGAACGGGTTGCAGACCATCCCGAACACACGCCGGTTGTTGTATTGTCCCCCTTGGATGGCGAGCTCGATGGAGAGGTAGTCTCCACCGGTGGACTGACTGCTCTTGCGCTCCTTCACCACAAGGACGGCTTTCGCCACTGTCCCCTTGGGAATGAGTTCCATCTCTGTTGACCCGACGTTTGTTGATTGTGCGTTGAACATACTGCTTTCGATTTTTGTTTAGTGTTTGGCGGTGTCGATGCGTTTACCTGCGCGAATCTTGGCGAGCACCTTCCCAAGGTCAGCGGGTTCTTGAAGCTCCAGCGTACCGGAGCGGTCTTTGGCGGGGTAGCCCCACGGGTTCTGTTGATGACAGACGAATGCGCGGTATTGCGACTTGTCCTCTGCCTCGAAGTTCTGAAGCGTCAGGACGAGGTCAAAGATACCAGGCAACTCGCGGCCCGTCTTCGAGCCCTCGATTTGAACGTCCCAGTACTTCCTCTTTAACTCATCCTCCTGCTGCTCCAGAATCCCCACCAGCACCACGTTCTTGTGGCAGTGCTGTAGTTGGGTTACCCAGCGAATCATTTCGCGTCCAAGAAGCCCGTAGGCCCCACGGGTGTCGGGCTTACCGGTCTTGTCGCTGAACGCCTCGGGCTGCTGCTGACACCATGCGAAGCACATCCGACTCGCCACGGTGATGGAGTCAACGAACAGCGTTTCATACTGCTCATGACCGGACGCCGGCCCGAACGCCTTCACAACGGACTCGTACGCCGACTTCGAGTAAGAGCCGTTGGCGTCGGCAGGATCCGGTCCACCCAGCCACAGGGCGATGGCCTTCGCCAGCTCCCACGGATGAGCCCCCATCTCGTTTGACGTGCCGCGAATGTCGAGGCAGTCGCCCTTCCAGTCTTTGCCCAGCGCCAACGTACCGGCCTCGAGGTCAACGAACAGGGTGCTCTTCGCGTCCAGCGTGCGGGCTTGGTATGTTTTGCCAACACCGGCAGGGCCGAACACAACTGCCTTAATGCAGTCCGAGGTGCGCTTTAGGCGCTCGTCTGCCTTAATGATGCGCAGGCTCATTTGATGAAGGTGATACGGGGCTCACTGAACTTGGTGGTACGCGCCTCCATAACGCGCCTCAGCACGTCTTCGTTGCCGATGCGCTCAATGGTCTTAGCCGACACCGACATCTTAGTGGTGACAAGCTCCCGTGCGTCAGCCAGCGGCAGCGACTCGTACAGAGCCTGCAACTTGCCCTGATCCCACAGGTAGGTCGCCTTGACCTCATACGTCAGTTTGACTCCGTCCACTTCCGTTGTGAGTTGACCGTATCCACGGCCTGACTCTGCGAGCAGGTTCTGGAGGTTCGCCCCATGCTGCTGCATGACGGCCTGCTCCAATATCCCTATCTCTTCTTCAAGGGCGGAGATTTTTGTGAGCCGTTTGGCTATCTCCTCCCGCATTTTTTTCAGGTTCATTTTCTAGTTCACGTTTCAGTTTATGGCACACGTCTTCGAGCCGAAGCACCCAGCCTTCGCGGTGTGCAAGCGCCACAAGCGCCGCAAACTTCTCCAGCGGGATTTTCCGTCTGCGAATCCATGTTGATATTGTTCTCGGTTGTACAAGTACCCCCGACAACACCAACTTCTTCCAGAGCAGGTTCTTTCCCCCGAACCGGAAGACCATGTGCCTCGCATCTATTTGGTAGCTCATGGCGGGGATGAAGATGTACGCATTTTTTGCGTATCGCAACATCTTTTTTCCTTTTGTCGCAAGCTGCTTCCTTGCAACGTGTTGAGCCATGGAACCTGTCTCTTTTGACGCTCTGATTGAGAAATACACCGGTGTTCACGGCATCCAAGCGGGGATGGTTGTGCTCGCCCCGAAGGTACACTCCGACTCGGGGCCCATTGCCACCATGGGCAGTGCACTGCCTCCGGACACCATTATCCCCAAAGGCGCAGGGATTTACGACGAGAACGGTATGCTCCCGCAAATCAAAGGCAAGGGCCTTGAGTTTATCGCTTACGCTTAGGCTCAAGCGCTTTCTCGAACAGAGCCGCCTCAGCGTCTCTGCGGCGTTGTAAGCCTTTGGTGTTCGGCCACAAACGCTTCATCGACCGGATGAGTTCCGGTACGTCATAGAACCGGCGGTCGCGCATCGCGTTCTGGATGCCAAGCATCTCGGACCGCCTGTCCCCTGCGAGGGCTGTGCCACGGTTGAATACCAACGAGATAAGAGCGTCCCGCGCCTCGTCTGGCAGGTCTTCGGCCTGCGGGTAAATGCGCAACATCTGAAGGTAAAACTTCGGCAAGGTATGATTTTCAAAAACCTGTACTGCCTTATGCCAAAGCACTACGACGGAGCGCATTGTGGGCGAGGCGTGCAGGAGTTCACGGGCTGCGTTTGCCTTGACTCCGAGGGCGGCGGTGAGCGCAAGGTAATCGGACTCGGGGAGCAGTTCCTCCCACGCTTCCGAGAACTGTTGCGATGTGGCGTAGCCCAAGTCGTAGCCAATCCCAATCGTGACTCCGCTTTGCTCCCCAGGCCACGTCGGGCTCTGAAGGAACTTGCGGTAGTACTCCTCACCGCCGCCCACCTCGAAATCGATGATGAGCTTTAGACCCGCGTCTGAGATGTTCATTTGTGCTCGGTGAAGAACCGCTCAGAGATTTCGCTCACCTTCTTCCACAGCTCCTTCCGGTCGTCCTCGCACTCGCGAATCTTCTGTGAGAGATACCAGATAGCGATTGCCATCGCGCACGCCAGCGGACCTTGAGCAACAAGTTGGTTCACCATGGGTTCAAACGAGATGTCGGCAATCACGGTTTTTCTTTCCTGAAGATGTTGATGGCTGAGTAAACGCTCACGCCGGCCGTGAGGATAGCGTCCGCTTGGTCAGGCGCAATCTTAACTCCAAAGACCGTGAGCAGGCTGATGATGCCGCGCCATGTGGATGGCTCCATTAAACGTGCGAGGATGTATTTCATGGGTGTGTGGGTTAGTTCCTAGGGTCGAACCAAAGAAGCTCGATGTCGATTGGCGGTGGGTCTTGGTGTGTGGGTCGAACCATATGGGTTACTTCGATTCAAGTTCTGCGACTCTCTTGGAAAGCTCTTGCACTGCCTTGATTAGCGGAGCAATGAACTGATCGTATCTCAGCGCCTGTTGACTGTCTTGGTTGTCCTTTTCCGTTAATACCCAGCCGCCAAAATCAACCCCAGCAGCATCGCAAGCCGCTTTTACATCTTGCGCCAGCAAGCCCCAGTGGGTTCGTTTGCCTGGGATTGACTTGGTGATGATTTCAGAAGGAATAGCCCCATCTGCCGTCGCCTCACACTCGTTTCCTTGCGCATCCCTAAAGACCTGCCGAACAACCTCCTTGCTTCCTTCAATCCACTTGTAGGATACGGGACGCAAAGCGTTTATGAAGCTCAAGCCTAACGAAGCGTCTGCAATGTCGGTTTTTTCGCGTGCGTCTGAAGTTTGGATAGTGCCATTTGCTGCCCAGATTGCAGACCATCTGTTGCCGTTGATTCCATTTAAGTACGCATTGTCAGCCAGAGGAGCAAGATGTCCGCTATCAAGCAAGCTCAACCTATCAACAGGAGACACGCTGCCTGATGGAGTTGTGGAAATAATCCATTGCCCGCCCGCATTTCCAGCCGAGGCATTCACGGAGGATTGAGCGCGAAGCAAAGCGCACGTCCGGTAATCGTTGCCATCCCACAAGTATCCTCGAAAACCTATGGCGGTATCTGCTATTTGACTTGCTGTTGGCGCATCAAAAGTTCCTCTGGATGTCCTTGCGTCAAAGTAAAATCCATTAGCTATTGACGCTGTTACTGTTGCTCTCAAAAAGTTCAGCGTGCCTTGCGGTATGGATAGTGTTTGTCCAGTTACATCAATGCAGTTTGTAAAGCGATTTGCATGAAATGTAGACTTTCTTAAAACAGCAGCAGAAGAAGCTCCTACAAAAGCAACAGTAGTCGCAAAGCTCGAAAAATCGTTTCCAGTTGCGGTAATCCCATCTGAAGTATCGTATAAAACGATACCGTTAGCTGCGGCAACTGTGCTTTTCATCTCGCACCCGCTGATGATTGCGCGTCCGCGCACTACAGCTATTGCCGATGAATCATTCTCCCAAAAGTTGCAGCTCTGTATGCGGTGAGAGTTTACCGTTATTGGCTCTGTTGTGTTTATCACAACTCCAGACGATTGAGCCGCTGCTTGGCATCCAAGCAACAGTGTGTTCTCGGATGTGCCTGTGATTGCAAATCCAACAGAAGTTAAGTTTGCGTCAGGACTGTAGTGGTCTGCTCCGCATCCGATGATGTTTACATGGTCGCATGATTCAACCGCAAAACCAACTTCGTAACCATAGCTGAAACAGTTTGTAAGTTTTCCCCAATCGCAAACGTCAGAGAACTTGTAGGCTGTTCCGCTACGCTTTAACAATACCGCTGGCGAGCCAATCGTCCAAGTGTTGTGTGTTGTTGTCCAAGGCCAAAAATGGCAGTTCTCAACATATGCAATATCGTAAACCTCTCTAAGATGAATGCCGTTTGTACAATCTCCTAGTACATACTCACAACGAATCCTTTCATAAGCATTTGAGTAAATAGCTTGATTGAATCCAAGAATCAGCAAGTGGTGGAAATAAGATCCAGCTCCAGCAACGGTAAGAGCGGTTCCAGCAAAGGCTGCAATTCCAGCCGCAGCGGCAGCAGCGTCTGCAAATGGGAGATTGAGTCCCTTGCGAATTATCAGACAGTTGCAAACGGAAGCTCCATCGTTGGTGTAGATTGTTGCGGTTTGATTCAGAATCAGAACTCCACTTTGCGAATCATAATCTGCTGATACCGCAGGAAGTAACTCGTCAGGCATCCCTAACGGGCCTTGCAGGGAAACGTAATCCTTTACCGTCAAAACTCCATCTATAAGGTGACGTTCTGTAAACGTAACAGTTCCTCCCTTAATTGACGCAACGTAATCAATCGCCGCCTGAATCGCTGCGGTGTCATCTGTCACTCCATCTCCCATGGCTCCGAACTGTAGAACCGAGACGATTCCATTCAGCTTGTCTGCGTTCTGAAATGCTTTGCTGCTCATAGGGTATCTGTTTGTTGTGTTAGCTGCGTGGGTCGAACCAGAGGATGTCGATGTCTATTGGAGGCGGGGCTTGCTGTTGGGTGTTCATGGCCTTAGTTTGCGCTGCGAGATAGCTCGTACCAGTTTGTGCCGTCACAGATCAGTGTAAGCGTGTATGACGCAGCACATGTCCATCCACCGTTAAGTTTCAAATTGTTTCCATCAAAGACTGAAAGCGTTGCATTTCCAATAAACGTAACAATGCGTCCCTTTGCTGCTGAGTTTGCATCAATACTAGTCACATTGTTTGCTCCAGCAAGATAAACAGTATTTTCAGCAAGAGGTACTGACAAAACATTAGAACCGTTAGCAGAAACAGACGACATCATCTTGTCTGTTAAAACTGTCCCAACCCGAATGTTTCGACCAGTAGAGTCGTTTACAATGTCTTTGGTAGTGCCCTTAAATCTACCGCTGATGCTTACTTGGTCTACTGTGCCAGCAAGGTAAACTCCGAATGCTGGAGTAAACATTCCTGACTCTTCAACGCATGCAAAAAGTTTGTATCCAGTGCCGCTTCCACCAATAACAATTCCACATCCAGAAGTGCCTGCTGTATTTATGTTGTAAGCAGATTCTAGATTTACAGTTATGTTGTTACCTTTAAGGATCAATACTGCATCAAGAACAATGTAAAAAGCCTGAGCAATTGATACTGTAAAGGGATTATTTGTTAGACATTCAATTTCAACTCCACGATTGCAGTTGTAAACTTGAGCCAGTCGAATGGAGTGTGCTCCCTGATTCCCTGTGTAGCCTACTGGTTCTTTAATGTGCACGCCACGTCCATTTGGAACCGAATCAATGTATGTGTTGCTAGTGTTGAGCGCAGTACACAGAGCAGTTGTGTCCTGTGGCTGCACTAGGATAGCGGCACTTTGACAGAATCCAACATGGCCACCATTGATCCAAACGCCATCAAAGCAGTTTAGGATAATTCCGTAGTCGAGATAGTTTGCCCCACCGGCCCGCTGCCCTCTCCAGTCAACTCCAGTAAAATGAATTTCTGATGGTGTAACTCCACCAGATGCCTTTGATACCTTGAGCAGGTAGCTTCCAGTTTTTAGTGAAGTAAAGTTGCTGTCTGAGCGCAGTGTGACTGATGTAAACAACGAGTCAGTGACGCTTTCTAGGTGTAAGCACCCAAAGTATTGCCGAATATCCACATTACTGCATCGAATCGCGTTGCAATTTGAAAATCTTACCAAGGATCCGCTTGTCTGATCTTGAGCACCTCCAATAATTGTCATCTCGCGAATACCGCCACCAGAAATTGGAGTTGATACGGTTCCTTCGTATGACAAGAAGTTTCCACTTGCCTGAAAGCCGTATAGAAAAGTTGCAGAAGTACCAGCGCCAGCAAGGTGAATGTTGTTGCTTGTAATGGTCAGCCCAGAATTGGCCCTGTAAGTTCCTGCTGGAAAATACACGCACCCTTGTCCCACTGCTTGCGCTGCGTTAATCGCCGCCTGAATCGCCGCCGTATCATTCGTGCCGCCATCCCCGACTGCACCAAAGTCCTTCACGCTGATGATTTCCGACAGCTTCGCTTCGACGTTGGTGAACACCGAGTCAACCGCAGGCAGCTTGTAGGTGACGTCCTGCGCGTCAACGCTGGCTGCGCTGTCGTAGTTGTAGCCGATGTCGAAGACGAACTCGTCACCGTTAGCAGCCCCAGCCGTCAGCGTGACTTGGCTGTAGCCGGTCTCGTTGTAGTCTTGACCGGCGATGAGGCGAAGACCGTTGCGGTAGACGAACAGGTTGTTGGTCCCAGGGATGTAGGTGCGGCTCAAGTTGAACACCGTCTGTCCTGCAATCGCCGTGATGACCTGCTGGTAGGTACTGCCGGCGCTGGAGCTGGGATCGGTGTAGTTGAGGTCTGAGAACACCTGCTCGCCCTTGTTGTTGGTAACGCGGAAGGAGTAGGTGATGAAGTTCGTGTAGATGCGCCCTGGGGAGCCGTTACGCGAGAGGTAGCCGTTGATGGTCCGGATGGGCTGCGCAGCCGGCTGTGTGAGGGCCGCGTCCCAGTAGACCGGTATCGGGTCCGTGACAGGGTTCAGGTTGGGGGATCCAACGTAGACGTAACCGTTGTTGAGCGGAGAGCCGTCGGTGTCGTTGAACGACGGGAAAGGTGACTCGATGATGTATGACATGGTGTGTTACTTTTCCTCCTTTTCGGATTGTTTCTGGCCGTAGAACTTAGCGTAGGGGCGTAGTTTCTTGATACTATCAGGTGTTTGGCCCCTGAGAAGCTCGGCGGCTAATTTCGGGTTGGTTTGCGCTTCAACAAGGATGTTCAAGGCAACTTTAGACGGGTCTCCTTTTGAAGCGAATCGAAGCAGCGACGAAACAGCGGTGAAGAACCTTGCCCCAGCTCCAACTTTCTCATCAAGACCGGCAGCGATGCGTTGCAGCGCCCCGAGTGAGTTGTTCTTGTTTATGTCGGAGAGATTGCTGCCAATCGCGGTTCTGAGAGCTGTCTGTGATTGGCCTTGGGTCGTTCTTGTTGGACGAGCGAGCAGTTCGTACTGCTTGCGAATGATGTCCAAGGCTTTCATCTCCTTGGAATCTTTGCCGTACACCTTCTCCAGCACGGCCCGCTCTCTCAATCCCTCAGTAAGGAAGTCGTTCAGCTTTCCAAAAAGAGCAGCAAACTCGTCTGGCTTTACCGGCTCCGCTTTGTTTAGCGTTGTCTCAACCCGTGAATTGCTCCGCAGATTTTCATTGAGATAGCTGCTAAGCGCATTCTTGAACCCTTCTTCAGCCTGCTTGTTGCCACGCAGAGTCGCCATGATTTCAGAGGTCATTCCAACAGGGTCGTCGGACTTGAAAATGTTGGTGAAAGCCATTTTAGCGTCCTTGCCGAGAATCTTGTTCACAGCCATGCCTTGGATGCGCTCCTGCTCGTTCCTAAACGCTTCCTTGGCCTGTTGCCTCTTCTCTTTTTCAATAACCGTTTCGCGCTGTTTTGCGTCGACCTTTTTTTCAGTAAGTTCAGCTTTTGCCTCGGCGGCAAGTTCACGGGCAAGTGTTTTCTCTTGCTGCGCACGCTCAACGCCAGCTTCCGCTGTACGGATGTCCGATTGAGCTTTATCGACAGCCGCCCTTGCAGATGGGAACACTCTGGAAAAATCTCTGGCATCCCCTTTCATGGCCCAGTTTTCCATGCTCTTGACAGTCGGCGCAGACTCAACTTTTTGAGAGAACATATCGACAAACCAGTTATCGATAGCCTGCTGCGCGGCAGGGTCTCCTTTGATCGACTCCTTAAGCTGTATTAAGGATTCAAGGTCGGACGTGTACGCGTCGATTGTTTTGCTTGGTGGCGTCTTTTTGTCGCCTCGTCCATAAATAACACCCCAAGCAGGACCATCGAAATACTTGCGTGCGTATTCAAAATACAGTTTGTTGGCCCTTGCAAACAGAGGAGAAGCGTTACCGGCAGTTTCTAGGTCTGCCTTAAGCGAATCTTTCACCATCCCCAGCCATTTTTGATAGGCGATATTTTTGGTGTCTGAAAGTTCTCCAGAAATGCTCCGGTAATCAGAATCAATGTCCTCAACCCTGTTGACCTTATTTTTGTCTGGATTCTCAATCAGATCTTCAATCATCTTTGAGATGTGCTCTGGAATATTTCCACGCTCTCCAGCCTGCTTCTGAACCTTTTTTAGTGCCTCGATGGTGTTCGCGTAGTCAACGACAAGATCACCGGTCTCCTGGCGAGCTTTTGCATATGCCTCATCGTGCAGTGCCTTTTCCTCCTTAGCGTTCCTCAGCAGCACCTGTTCAACGGTTATGCTTTGGTCCGACCGAGACCGGCTTTTCTGCGCTTGAGCAAACTGCTGACCAGCCTGCTTTAGACGCGCCGCGCTGGCTTCAAGAGCAGCATCAGCGGCAATCGCTCCCTGCTTGGCTGCATTAAAGTTGTTTCTGGACTCGGCGAGAGCATCGTTTAAGGCACTTACCGCTTCGCGGTTGCCTTTTTCAATGGCGCTGTCTCTGGCGGCTTCAGCAGCTCTGATAAGCTTGTCGTGTTGGGCTTGGATAACGCCTTGAGCGGCCTCAATACCGGCGCCTCCCTGCGGCTGGAGCGTTGCGCCCAAATCAGAAGCAACCGCTTCGCGTGTTTGCTGGCGGATGCTGCGCAGTCCAGCATTCGTTGTTGCCAAGGCTTCCTGCAACCCAAGCAGCCCTTCGTTGCCTGAAATCTCACCGGCGAAGAACGTCGCCCCTGGGGACGTTGGGATACCCTTCTCGATTGCAGTCGCGGCCAGTTCCGCTGGTTTTTCGCCGCCAGCAAACTCCTGCATCGTTTGCTCGGCGCTTCTTCTTCCAGCAAGCTGGGTGCGTTGCTCGCGCGGCATCATCATTGCCGTTCCCAACTTTGTTGGGCGAGTGATAGCGCCCATGATGGCTCCTTCAGCCATCTCCTGAGCCGTTGGAAGCCTGCCTTCCATGCCTGCCGCCGCAAACGATGCTCCAGCCCCAATAGCGCCTTCTCTAAGGGCCATATTACGTGCGGCTGCGACAGCGGCTTGAGAACCCATGCCGGCTATTGCGCCGATGCGAGAAGGCGATGGGACGCCGGTGGCAAGACCTGGCGCAAACTCACCAGCCGCTCTCGCGTACCGCGTTGCAGCAGCAGCTTCGTCAAACCGGCGTTGAGCCAAGTCCGCCTCGCTTGGCGGAAGTATTGACTGTTGAAGCTCTGCACCGAGCTTTGCGCCAGCCACTCCACCAGCAATGCCAACAACTGGATTCGCAGTCATTGTTCCGGCAGCAAACCCACCCAAAGCTCCACCGATTGTGGGAAGAATCTGCTCTGACGCGCCTCTTGCAGCAGCTCCAAGCACACTTGGCTTCATCTCCTGCTTGTACTTCTCCCACGCGCCGGCAAGCGTTGGCGAGGCTTGTGGATCAAACGAAGATGCGATGTCGATGCCGCCTTTGGCTACAAGGTTGTCGAAAAAGTCCCTTGTGGACTTGCTGCCAGCTGTCTTTTTGAACGACTCAACTTCCGTTGCGGTTGGAGTCTCGCCGGTCTGCGCCTTACGAAGTTCTGCGATGAGTTCCCGCGATACGTTCTTGTTCAGATTCGCCTCTTGCCTTGCCGCTTCACCATAGAACAGTTGCGGCTGGAGTTCTTCTGGAGGTCGCTCGATACCGGATTCTCCAGCTGGAAGAGCGGCTTCTTGGCGGGCGCGATCCTGAGCCTGTTTGAATTTTACCAATTCCTGCGCGAAGTAAGTCGCGTTTTCGGTATCTCCATTCTCTCTGGCAAGGTCAAACGCCTTCGCCAAATCTTCTACCGTTGCCATTTTCTACTTACCTCCTTTCCGAAGGTATTCTGCTGCTATCTCAAAAATATCATTTCCAACATTTTTGAAATCAGGCGCTTGACCACCTTCTGGAGGCCGTTGACTAATAGCATCCATCTTACGCTTCTCAACTGCATTAGACTCTTCCCGCATCTGTTCAAAGAAGTCCGTTGAGCCTAGTTGTTTTACGATTCTTTTTTTGAAATCAGGAAAGGATTCTCCCTTCTTGATAGGGATTCCAGCAATACTGGTGTCCTCTTGAGCTTTTCGCGCCAACCCAATGTTTGTAGCCCACTCAACTTGTGCTTGTTCGTAATTTTCGGCTCTTGCAGTGGTGTTTACTACTGCCTTCAGATAATCTTTCAAGATAACGGGAGATGCCGTTTTTGATGGCATTGCGCTTAATGCACGAGCCGTTTCAGTGTTCGACATTGTTCCAGAGCCAGGAGCTGCTTGTTTCCAGTTACGCAGAGCCTGAGCGTCAAGCATTCCGCCTATCTGCGTTCTGAATTGCGTCACATCATCCCCGCCAAAAAACCGAGTAATTGCTTCTTTTACTTGAGCGGGAGCACCACTGTCTAAATTCAATTCCTCTGCTTTCTTGTAAAGATCAAGAGCATTGTTTGCAGTTTCATTCATTTTGATTGATGAATCCGCATAACTCTCAACCACCTTCTCGTCTATTTTATCGAGAGGTCTTCCAACACCTGATTCTCCTTGAGCTTTTTTTCCAAAAGCTGTTTCCCTTTCTGCTTCAGCCTTGGTTTTCTTGAGCTTGAAATACGTTTCAGCGGTCTCTCCAATCATCTTTCCTATCGCAGATTGACCAAGCAAATTGGAAAGTTCTGTGCCACGAAGATACCATCTTGTTTGATCAAGAGTTCCTTCTTTGTTTTGCTTCTTAATGCTCTCCAGTTCTTTTGATACAATTTCTCCAAGATTTTTGTTTTGAGGATTTTCACTGTTCTTCAATCCATCCACAAGGCTTTGAAGACGATTGATTGCAGTTGCATTGTCACCGCCAAGCCCCGCTGTCGTTACCATTGAAATCTGTTTTCCAAATTCGGATCGAACTGGGTCTGGGACTGCAGCAATCGCGCTCCGAAACACATTACCCTCTTGCGGGTTGAGCATAAACGAGAGAACAAGCGCATCGTTTACCGTTTTCTTGTCTTCAGGACGTATCTCCCCTCGCTCAAGCAGAGGGCCAATCTTTGTCGCAGTAATGGCTTGAGCAAGTTGTGGGAACTTTGAAACAAACCCTGGGCTTGCATTTGGAAGCAGTGTGGCAATTTCTGCTGGGCTTTTGCCTTCAGAGATTGCAATCGCAAGATTCCTGTCTGCCTCCTGTTGTTTTGTGAACTCTCCAAACCTTGCTTCTTCTCGGGACGCCGCAGCCGCGCTCTGAGACATCTGCTGTTGAGTAGAAGCAAGGTTTGCCTGCGCCTGTTGAACTTGCAAAGGAGCAAGTTGCTGCATCAAAGCCGACCTGTCTTGGGCCTCAACAATGTTCTGCAACGCTCCAATTTTCTGCATCATACCAGCGCCAAAACCTGTTGGTTGCGGTATGTTTATCGAGTAATCGAACTTAGAGGCCATACGCTTTTAGAAGAATCCGAACATCTTTTTCTGGGGCATACCTTTCATTTCACGAACGAAGTTTTGTGCCCCGAATGTCTGTGCGTAATCACCAAGAGCGCCAACAGCACCCATGAGACCTTGGTTTTGAGCGTTTGCTGCGCCAATGATTCCAGCCGCTCCAGCAGCGCCTCTATCCGAGTAGAGACCGGCGATTGCATTGCCTGCTGATGTTGCCGCAGCCCCGGTTCCAGCGGCTGAAGCTTGACCGATGTTGAGCAGGCTTTGCGCTGCTGTTTGACCGACGTTGGTCAATCCCCCAAGTCGCGCATACGTTTGATCGATGAGCGAGTTGAGAAGCTGCGGACGGAAACGCGCAATCGCGCTTTGCGTGTCATCAGCTCCCCTTCGACCGGTGGCAGATGCGGTTGCGAGCAAACCGGCCTCCCCTTGACGAGCGAGCTCTTGGAACAGTGGCCCCTGCTCAATCTGCTGGATGGCTTGGCGCTGTTGCTCCATGCCCATCTGCTCGTACTGCTTGTCCTCAAGGACTGGTTTAAGGAGAGCCTGCTGTTGATTATACCCCTGCGTTTCGATGTCTCGAATGCCCTTATCTGTGGCAAGCTGGAAGTTGGAAATAAGGTCTTCACGAGCTTGTTTGATTGCCGTTTTGCCCTTTTGCCCTTCTGCAAGAGTTGGTTTTTTGTACGCTGCTGACTTCTTAAAGAGCTCTAGTTCCTGCTTTCTATTGCGCTCGTACTCATCAATGTTTTGCTCAGTGATGTCAGATAACTGCCTGTAATCTGTCCCCTGATATACATTGAAGAGTGCCTGTTGGCGTGCTTGTTCGCCGCCGAGACCAACAAGCCGTTGCATCTGCTGAATCGCCCCTGGGCCAGCCGCGATGTACGGCTGCGTCAAATCAGGCCGTCCAGCCGAGACGTATGGAGCAAGGATTTTTTGAACAAAATCAAACTGACGCCTTTGCTCTTCAATGCCTTGGTCAATGCCTTTTTGCTGCGCTTTTGCTGCTGCTTGAGCAGCTTTAGCAGAACGTCTTCCAGAATAAATTGATGCTCCTCCCAATGCGAGAGCGGTGCCTGTAAGAGGATCTAATCCCATAATTTAGAATCGTTTAAGGTAAATCTTCTCTGCAAGTTTGTATCCCATCCTTAAAAGAAGCTTTTCAAGATCAATCGATGCTGATGAGTGCTGGGTAACAAAAAGTGCGCCGTCGTTTTTAAGTTGTTCATCACACCACTTAAGAAACTTGATGCCAGTTGTTCCTTTTCTGAAGTCCTTGTGAAGAAATAAGGTGTCGTGGGACGCAAAGTTGACGCCGTGCTGATGGTGTTCAACGAACGCGAATACGTTGTATCCAACCAACCTTGACTCATGTCGCGCAGTGAAAACGCGAAGCAGTCCAAGTTGCTCAAAAGCTCCATACTTATCGTACGGAACCCTTGCAGGAAGGTCTGCGATTTCGCCAGAAACTTCTTCGTGATGAATCCCAATGAGTTCTTCTGCTTCATTGCCAAGTTGCTCGGTAAAGATTTCACGCTGAAACTCCATCTCTAGGTCACTTCCCTCCCAGAAGCCATGATGGTCAGCGAGGTCGCTGCGCTTGCGGTTGTGGAGATGATGCCACCGGACTCAAGAACCTGCCCGACGAGCTCTGGGCAGGTGTAGGTCTCATTGGGCACAACGACCTTCGAGGAAAGAATCCTGTTGCTGTTGCCGGCTGTCCCCGAGGGCGTAATCAGGTTCACCGTGATGGACGCATTCGCCGCAGAGGTGTTGGTCACCGTGAACTTGTCGATGATGCACTTGCAGTTCGATGCCTGATACTGGGCTGTCGCAGCAGCCTCGGCCTGCTTGGGCGGGATGATGTTTTTGACGGTTACAGCCATTGTCAGGAGATGTTGTTGGTGACGCTCAAAAGGACTGACGGAATGTCAGGCACCGGTGGGGCTGCGGTAAAGGCTTTGATTTCGATGTCTGTTGTGTCCACAGACCACATGAGCTCAAAGTAATCTCCCGCGTTCATTCTATACACGAAGTTCCATGCCGCAACACTTTCTGCGTTGTTGCCCTGAATGCGGATTTGGGTGGCCGAGTTGGCTTGGTCAACGCCGTTGATTCGCGCCCACAAGTAGAACAGACCAACGCCTCCAGCGGTCTTGTCTAGCTGCATGGAGAACTGGAAATTGTAGATGCCCTCAGAATCAACGTAAATGCGGCTTGCAGGCGTTCCAGTGCTCACGCCGAAGCTGAGGTCAGTCGAGTTGAACGTGACGGCGTATGCCGTGTTTATGGCCGCTGCGGTCTGCGTTGTGGTGTCGTAGAAGGTGCCGTACCTCGGGTTCTTCTGCTGCTCTACCGGTGGCGCCTGCGAGAGCAGAGCTACCTGCTGGGCCAGTTCAGCAATCTGGTTAGCCTGCGCAGTAGGCGCTGTAGAAGCGAGCTCGATGACGCTGCGAAGGGCTTCAACCGTGTCAAGCGCCTGTTGTGCAGACGTCTGAGAGTTATACGAGTCAATGGTGTTGGCGTCGATGCCAGCTGGAACGTACTCGAAGAGTTGCTCGAAGGCGCGGATGAGGCGCTGGTCGGGCAAGAACTTGGCAAGGTCATTCCGATTGGGCTTGATGGAGTTGGCCATTTACCACACAAGCGGCTCAAGCCGCGCCTCCAAGCGGGCCATTGACAAGTGCGCGTCGCTCGTCCCGCGAAAGCGATACGTTCTCCAGTCTCCCATGCGACCGTTGCGCATCCACGTCAGGCGCTTGTTGCGGTCCCCAGTCTTACCGGCGCTGATACCACGCTCTTGCGAGTAGGTGACGCCATCAGTCGAGTAGCTCGCGAAGATGGTTGGGTTTATGCCAATAGCCACGCGCCCAGGCAGGGCAACGAGCTCCAGTTCGTGGAAGATGGCGCCCTTGCCTTCGTTGTAGAAGATTTGCGTCTCGAACTGCCAGCCAACGCGCTCGCCCCAAAGCGAGGAGATGTCTTGAACCGCGTAGCCGAGATTGGGTGCTGAGGTGTCCCCGCAAACCCACTTGTCGTAAGCGTACACAAAGTTGCGTGCGCGGTAGCTGCTGTTGCCGTAGAGACCGTCAGCCAGCGTGAACCAGATGGCTTGGCCGGCGACCTGCGAGATCGCGCCGTCGTAGACTAGCGTGTGGTCCGGAAGGTGGATGTAGAGGTGGTTAAGTCCGTTGTACAGACGTGTTTCACAGATAGTCGAAGCCAGAGCAGCTTCAGAGTAAGTTGCCAGAATCTGGTCAATCTCCCGTGTAGCGATTTTGACGGTGTTGGCTCCGGACGCCAACCATACCGATGGCGCCTCGTTGCGTCCGCCTCCGACGAAAGCCACAGAATCCAGATATACGCAGCAGGAGTACGTTCCGATTCCACCCCGTTGAATCTGGGCTCCTTCGATGCGAGCGAACGGGAAGGATAGGATGTCTCCACCGACGTTGTTGAAGAGCTCAATGGTATGTCGGTTAATCGCATAGACCTCGTTCCGGAACTTCTGAATCGAGACGATGGGGTCTGGATCAGCTTCGGATGTCGCCTTGGCCTGAACGATGGTCGGGTTGACCAAGTTCGTCGTAGCGATGAAAAACCCGTCCGTCAGAAAGAAGTACCCATCCACCCAGCAGAAGTCTGTGATTGGCCCCATGGCAGGGTCAGGCGTGAGGCTGGTGAGCGTTGAGCCGTTCCAGTAGTACAGCGTTCCGCTGGAGAGAATCGCTAGCAGCGTCTCCGAGTAGTCAAAGGTCACTTGACCACTGCCGCCAACGTCCGCGAGCACCACCACGTTCCCAAGCGAACTCACCGAGACGAGCTTCGTGCCCATCACGCGGTAGAGCACGTTGTTCCACTCAATGCCACCACGGTCGAGCCCTGGGCCTACCGCGAACTGCTTAATCCCGTCAGCCGGTCTCAGGTAGCCTTCGCTCAAGCCGGATGGCTGAACGACGGGCACCAAGTTGCGCGGGTAGCTTCGGCGAAAGTCGCCGGCCCCGTCCGTGTAGATACCGCTGAGCAGTGGGACTTGCATTACTTCTTCTTGGCGGTCTTGGCAGAAGCCTTAAACGCAGCAGCGGTCGGGGCGCCCTTGGAGCCTGGCTTGCGCATCTTCTCCTTGCTACCGGCTTCGATACGTTCGCGTTTGGCGTGGATGTTGGCGTAGAGTCCTTTTTTCATTTGCAGTTCCAGCGTTTAAGTGAAGCAGCTTTGCGGGTGGGGCGACCTTTCTCGTCTTTCATGGGCCCAGGCATCCCGCTCATACGCGCACAGAACGACGCCTTGCGGCCCTCGTCTGCCTTCGTCTTTGGGTTGGGTGCTGGAGCCTTCAGATTCGAGCCTGTGGCGCGGTTGTACTTTGCGCGGCCTTTCGCGGTGAGCCCAGCGCCTTGGGACACTGGGAGCTTCTCGCCGCGAGAGACCGAGAGGTTGACTTGCTTCTTAGGCATCTTCAGGAGGAGGGGCAAAGGTTCCGTCTGGTTGCTCAATCCAGCCAATGCCACATGGGGTATCAGTGACATTAACGAAAGTTGTGCCATGTGGTGGAGTGCAAGGTGTCACCCCGTCCCACACAGTCATGTTCATTACCACTTTGGTAGCCTCATCAACGACTGCGTATTTCATTGCTTAGAAGTAAGTTGTTATAATAGCAAACCCATTTGCGCCTGTGCCGCCTGCGCCGCTTGTTGCTCCATCTTCGGTCGCTCCACCACCACCCCCGCCGCCTGCTGGGAATCCACCTGCTCCACCTGCTCCTCCGCTTCCGCCACCTTTTGCACCTCCTCCGCCTCCTCCGCCAGAACCAACTGCAAAAATGTTCGCTGGAGCAGACAATCCCGCTCCCCCTGCCCCTGCGTTAGCTGGGCCATTGCTTTGCGCTCCTGCTGCTCCACCAGCTAAATTTAATGCATGAGACCGTCCGCCTGCTCCTCCAGCAGAAGTCACTGATGTGTTGGTAAGGCCGCCTCCTCCTGCTCCACCAGCACCACCATACGCAGCTAAAACAGTTACAAGCGAAGGAGATCCAGCCGCGCCAGTTGAGCCTGTTCCAGAAGCAGATCCACCAGGATTCGCTTGCAGCCCTCCAGTGCCAGCAGTTCCGTTGGCCTGACCAGCAACTCCTCCCAAAGCAATAAGCGACCCAAAGGTTGTATTGCCTCCAGCTGTGCCTGCAATTTGACTTCCACCGTTTGTTGTTTGTCCAGCCCCGCCTGCGCCACCAAGGCCAATGAGAACAGATTCCGTTGCCCCTAAATCTGAAGCCCTGATGTTTGCATTTAAATAGGAACCTCCACAGCCTCCACCACCTGCAACGCGAGCGATTGTTGTGTTGTTATTTTTCTGCCCACTCGAACCTCCTCCGCCTGCGCCGAAGAGTTGAATGTTAACCGATACAGCCCCAGCAGGCTTTGTCCACGTTCCGTTCGATGTGAATATCTGCACGTCGGTCGGGGTTACACTGCCGCCAGAAGATGCAATGGTGATAGCTCCATTGCCGTTCGTGATGGTGACATTACTCCCAGCCGTCAGCGTTGCCTTTGTAAGCCCGCCTGCGGTGTTGCCGATTAGAAGCTGCCCGTTGCTGTAAGTCGTCTGCCCTGTTCCGCCGTTTGCAGTGGCAACCGTTCCAGTGACGTTTGAAGCAGTTCCAGTGGTGTTCTGGTTGAGCGTTGGGACATCCGCTGCCTGGATTGTGGACATGACCACATCCGTTCCATTCCCACGAAGGTATCTTCCAGAGGTTGTTGATCCTGCAAGATTGTCCATTGCGGCCTGCCGATTGGCAGACAGCATGAAGGAATCAATATCTGATGAAACTTGGATGTCTGGCATAATTACGGTGCAATGTATTGGTCGCCTGTTGGAGAGGTATATACGTCGCCATTCGGTGCTGTAAATTCATATACTGCCGATGCTGGACGAACATATTTGAACCCATCCGGTCTGATATAGTATCCAGATGCTGGTCTGATATAGTATGAATCTGTTTGTGGAGGAGTTGGAGTCCCCGAAGTCTTCTTGAAGCGGAAAGTCAGATTGCTCCCAGATACCTGCACTCTTGCAGATAGCTTGTTCTGCGTCAATGCCGGATTAGCATTCCGCTTGCGAATGAACTTTGTGATCTTAGCCATTAGTAGAGCTTTGCAGAGTTTCTTCTATCTAAATACCGTAGCTTCTATTGTTGCGCCAGAGTCAAAGTTGGCTGTCGTTGCTGATGAGGAGTTTCTTATTGTAACGGAGATTGTCGTCGAGCTTGAGCAGTACGCTGTAAGTAGCAGGTAATTTGGTATATTTGACGTTTGATTTATCGCCACAAGCACTGGATATGTTTTCAATAGTCCCGAACCTGTAATTGTAATCGACATTGTTGCCCCTGGGTTCAGACTCAATATCCCAAGGGTTGTTGAGAATTTCAGCGGAGCTATATATGGGACTGTCTGAGTCCCTGATGAGCCGAATGTGATTCCAGCGGATGCTTTGAGCGACACGCCGTTTGTCGTAATCGTCGTCCCCGTCAAGTTGTCCGATGAGGCAAACAGGGTTGGCGAGGCAATCGTCGTCGTTGACGTTATTCCGAATAACGAGTTTGGACAATTGATAGCCAAGGCTGTTCCAGTGATTCCAGCACTTGAAATGGTTCCTCCAGTAGTCGTCGTTATTGCGCCAATCCCAGATGCTGAAATTGCAACTGAAGCTGCTGTTGTTAATCTCCCTTTTGAATCTACCGTGAATGTCCCAACTTGAGTTGATGATCCGTATGACGTTGCGGATACGCCAGTGTCAGCCAAGTTTGAGGACGAAATTGTGCCGCTCAAGTCTGCCGCTTGCAGTGCAGACATCACTACGTTCGTGCCGTTGCCTCGCAGATACTGCGCGTTCGTTGCCGCTCCAGCTAGAGCGTTCAATGCTGCCTGCTGCGTTGTTTGCCCCGTGCCTCCTGCCGGAATCCCTAGCGTTCCTGTGATGTCTGCCGCTGGCACTCCAGTTTGGGAGGTAATTGCGCTAGTTCCGTTGCCTTTGAGATATCCGCTTGCTGTGAGCGTTGCTGCGCCCGTGCCTCCGTTTGCCACTGGCAATGTGCCGGATACCTCGCTGCCTAGCGCAACGGTTGCGGATGCCGTCATGGCATTCGTGCCGCTTGCTTTGACGAACCCCGTGAGTGTTGCTGCTCCAGTCCCGCCTTTGGCTACAGGCAGTGTCCCTGCAATATCTGCAACTGGAACTGTTGCTGCCGTTGTAATTGCTGCTGTCCCGTTCCCCTTTAGATAAGCTCCAGCCGTGTGCGTTGCAGCCCCAGTGCCTCCGTGGTCTACTGGGAGTGTGCCAACAGAGATGTTGGACGCATTGATGGGCACTGATGCCGCTGCGGTTGTCCTGCCCTTGGAGTCGATAGTCACCTGTGCAACTTCGTGATCATTGCCAAAAGTGCCCGTATTTGTCGCTGCAACTGGCAGCAGAGTTCCATACGAAATCTTCTTCGTTACAGCAGGCGAACCTTGGTTTACGACAAGAATATCCGCATCGGCAATGGTGGTTGCTGTCGGGAGTGCTGAAATCTTTACGTCAGGCATACTAGTAGGTGTATTGCATGTTCATTCGCTGCACTTGTCCTTCTTGGCGCAGCACCTTGTCGATAGCGTCTTGAATCCCTTTCTCTGCAAGCTGATCTGCCATTATGGCTGCTTCAAACTGTCCTTCAGACTTGAGCCAATCTGACAGCATGGCGTTGATGAGGAAGTCCTTGAACAGGTCGGGAATCGGGATGAGCTTGTAGTTCTGCGGGTTCGTGTAGGGAGACTGTCCGCTTAGGGTCGAGACGATTGGCGAATAGAAGTCCCCGCGCATCTGCCTGTCATTTGACGGGTTCAAATGGTCAGCGGATGGGTCGTGAAAGCGGAAGTAGAAGAATTGTGCTCCAGGTTGATAGAGGGTGGATTGGTTATACACGTCTCCCCATACAACAGGATTCTCGATGGAGTACTCGATGCACACGCTATCCGTGTTTTGGGTGATGAGGAACTTCTGTTCCGACGCTGCGACATAGCCGGATGCCACGCCGCTATCCTCCAAAATGAATGCCACCTCTTGCGTCCGTGTCGTCGTGCGTGGATCGCGTGAGTACACCCCCTGCACTGTGTCCGCGTCCTCTGGCAGCTTGATACGGTTAATTGGCAGGATTTGCGCTCCGTCAGTTCCGTTCTTGGTGTGTAAGCAAGAGCCGATGTAGTTGTTGTACGGATACCGCTGAAACTGGCTTGCCGTGATAACGACCGTCTCCGTTGCCGTGGATGCCGAGTTGATAAGCTCGTCAGCTTGCGCCACAATCTGGATGCACGTCATCCCGTTGGATGTCACCGTTGTTGGCCCTGCTGAGATGGTGCAGGCTTGGCTTACATCCGCATCATTTGGCGTGAGCGTGAGCACTCCCTTTGGAATCTGCACAGAAACAGACCCGCCAACGCTGTAGCTTGTGAACGTGGTGTCCTCGTAGTACGGACTGCTCTCGTCGCTAGAGAAGCGCAGGGTCAGTGTGCCTGTAGCTGGAGCATAGTCCAGCGAGTACATCTGGAGTCCTGGGTATCTTGTGATATACTGGACGAAGTCTGGCCAGCGTTCTCTGTTCCACGCTTCTGCAATCCGCTTGCTAAAAAAGTCCCGAAAGGTTGCGAACGTCTTGTTGCTCAGGCTTACCCTATCAACGCCAGCGAGTTGCAGGGTTGCGTTCAAGATGTCGCTATACGGGACAGTTTTCATTAGTTTCCGAATCCTACCTGCAACTTCGTCCCTTTACTATTCACTCTGCATTCGGGATTGTCGCGCAAAAACTCTCGCAAAAATTCTTGGTCTTTCCAGCAATCGTAGCCCAGCTTTTGTCCCCAGAAATGGAAGGCAACCCCAGGGATACGGGCTGTAAGTTCGCCAATGCCTTCAACGGACTTGTGCTCCTGTGAGTTGAGCTTGCCGAGTTCTTCAGCAGCTTTCTTTGCGTCGATGCGGGACTTCTGCCACTTGGCATCCATCATGCCATGTGCTCGCTCACGGAACTCTTCTGGAATGTGTATCATAAGAAAATGTGCTCGTCTCTCCGAGCTGTCGCACCACTTTTAGCTCAACCTTAGTCGAGCCACGCAGGTGTCGCGGAAGGCGATTAAGCCCCAGTGTAGTTGAACTTGCCAAGTCCGAGCGGGTTGCCAACCACAAGGCCAGCAACTGCTTCAACAAGGCGAGCAGGGCCAGCACCGTAGTCAGGCAATGCCGTGACATTGGCGACGTTCCCACCGTAGCGGACTTCAATCAAGTCCATGTCGAGCACAAGCCCACGAGCCGTGTTCTGCGTCCAAGTGGAGCCGGAGATAGTTCCCAAGAACGTCGTTGGGTGCAAGCGCACCGTCCCGAAGTCCCCTTGGAACACGTCAACGCTCTGGATGAACGTGTCAGCAGCAGCATCACGCTGGAAGGTCTGCACCTTCGTTGCGCCAGAGCCAGTCACACCAGCGGTGGTCGTGGTCGTGAGCGCAGTCGTGCCGAGCAAGCTCGTGAATGCACGCTTGAGGTCAGTTCCAACAATCGCGTCGAAGGACTTGTACTTGCCCGTCTGGTCGTAGATCGACTTGAGCAGGTTCTGTACAACCGTGTCGGTCAGGCTCGTGCCAAGGGCAGTGCCAGTTCCAACGATGCTGTTTGCAGGAGTGATGAACGACGGTGCGCCAACCGGAGCGGTCGTGCCGATGTTCAGCCCAGTGCCGATGTTGTCGCCGCCAATCCACGCTTGTACCCCTGCCGTGAGGTAAGGATTTGTCGTGCCGTTGTCGGGTTGACCAAGCTGGTCGGACGTGAACGTCGCTTCCATCGAACGCTTGATGGCGATGATGGCCTTGGCGATGTTGTCGCTCAACTCGTCGCGAATCCCTGCAACGTCTGCGATGTCCTGCGTGAGCTTGGACACACGAACGGTTTGCCGGAAAATCTGCGCGTAGTTGGCGAGTTCCTTGCGATACCCAACAACAAAGTTGGAGTACGAAGTCACATCCGTTCCGTCTACGACACCACCGACAGTAACACCAGGGTTCTGGTCAGCTTGCCAGCGGAAGTACATGTTGCCAGGCTTGGAGCCTTTACGCGCCATTGAAGTAAATGGCGTGTCCTTGGCATCCACCAAGGCAATCATGTCCATGAGGTCTTCGCGTTTACCGCGACCAGAGAGGTTGGGTTCAGTTAATAGAGGCATAGTATTGAGTTGTTAATCTACGAAACCTTTGGCTTTGAGCAGGTCAGAGAACAGCTTTGAGTCACCGTTGTTTCTAGCGAAGCTATCAAACACCTTTTTGCCATTGTCCTTAACCATAGGCGCAGCCTTGATTGCGGGTTGGCTTGGTGCTCGCTTGATAGGCTTGGGTGCTGCTGCCTGTTTCCCATGCATGTTTTGGTATGCTTGGAGTCCCAGAACAACAATCCCAGCGATGTGTTTGTAGTCTGCTCTTTTGGCCCGAATCTCTGGGAAGTCCCTCAACACCTGCTGGGCGGTCTGATACTCTTTCGTAGAAGGGTCTTTCCACCATGGGAACTCCTTCACCGTCTGAGCTTCAGCTTCTCGCTCAACTAGCAGATATTGTCTTCGTGCTGGCAACTCCAGTTCCCTACGCCGGAGCGCAAGTTTCTTCATTTGCCGCACTTGGGATTCATCCACATCAGCTTCTTCGCCATTAGGCATCTGAATAACGCCGCCATCTGGATTCTCCTCGCACCACATCAGCACCTCAGTAGCTTTTCTCCACTCTGCATCCACCTGCTCAACACTCGTGAGCTTGGCAACTGCATCAGAGATATTCTCCTGCTTTGCGACCTGGGCTGGAGCCTGACTGAGCTTGCTCTCAAGCTCCGTGAGTTTCTCCTTGTAGGCTTGCGCTTCAGCAAGGGCAGCTTTCTTAGCGGCAACTAACTTGTTGATTCGCTTTTGAACGCCCTTGGACACATCGTCGCTGGATTCTTCGGATTCTTCTTCCGATTCTTCCTGCGTTTCAGATTCGGATTCTTCAGCTTCGGCTTCTTCAGCCTGCGGCTCTTCCTCCTCCTCTGCCGATTGCTCCTCTTGAGCGGGAGCTTGTGCTTGTCCCTCGTCGGATAGGAACGTGTCTTTGATCATCGCACTAAGCGAATACTCATCGAGCAAACCGACTTGTTCCGCAGAACTTTCTTCCCCCTGCGACTGCGACACAGGTTGTGTTTCATCTTGTGGCATGCTGTTTTATTGCGGTGCAAGAACCGCTATCATTAACCAAGTCTGTTTGTTGTTGCCCAGACTAGCAGGCAATTAACCGCACTATGCGGTCAAATCTGTATCTGTCAACCCTCTTTTTTTAAGGGCTTCCTCTCTAAACCATAGCAAAGTTTCCTTGAGTCCATTAGCCCCGTCCGCTCGTCCGGCAGCGTGTATTCTGGCTTCTCCAGCGGTATTTCTGTCGATTGCAGAGAAAACTTCACGCTCAATGTACGAGTCAACTACAGCCAAAATATTGTCCCATAGCTTGTTCTCGCCAGTGAAGCTGAATGCTAGTGCTTGTTCTTCGGTCATGCTGTTGTGTTTCTGTTTGAGCCCGTGCTAACTAGCGCAGGGATAAGGTTTGCGCTCTGGTTGAGGAAAAGCATGTTTCGTGTTGGAGCTGAGAGCTTGCTAGGCGAGCGGTACGGTCTGCCCTGTAGGAACTGCTTCCACCTTGGTAGTTGTTCGTACTCCTTTAGCTTGCTGTTGTACTCCTCTAGATTCCGCTTGTACTCCAGGATAGGCTTGGCGTTCTTGATTTGCGTCCTGAGTGCTCTTTTTGCCTCTGTGGAATACTCGCTCATGGCTTCCTCTGGGTTCTCCATGCTAGCAAGATTCATCACCAGGTCGTTGAACTTCTGCGGGTCTAGCCGCTCGCCCATGTTTCTGTAGTACTCTCTTTGAATCTTCGTAAGCCCCAAGGCAAGGTGTCCTTCATCTCCCATGTAGCCTGCGTCCCTTGAGGAGATTTTGCCTGTCTCCATTTTGAACGGAGCAACGGAGTGCATTACTTCGTGTTCAATTGTTCCTGCATATCTCTCTGGCAGGTTCTCTACAATTGAGCGCATGTTCATTTCTTGGTCAATTAGGTCATTGGCTCTTGCGTGCTGCTCTCTTTCTGATTCTTGCAAATACCCTCCGCTTTGCTGTTTGATGTAATCCGTTGGCACTGGTATCGCCGCGACATTGGTTTCTGGATCGTAGTGTGCAACTGTGCCTAATCTTGCGAAACGGACTGGCACTTGCTGTGACATCGCATCGTAGTATGCCTGTGGAACAACAAACGGATAATCCTCTGGGCTTGTCTCGCGTTTCTGCTGCGCCTCCAGTGCATACTGCCGTGCTGCTGCCATCTGCTCTTCTAGAGCGGAGCCGTAGTATCTCTGAGCAAGCTCCAGCGGCGAAACGGAACCCCCTCTCCTGAGTTCTAGTGGCAGTCCATACGGGTCTTCTGCCGTTGTCTTGTTCTCTAGGTACGCTTGCCGTGTTCGCTCTATTGCCTGCGTAACCCTGCTTAAGAAGTCTTCTTTTGGGGCAGGCTTTGGCATTACGCAGGACTGTTAACTTGGTTCACTCCCAATCTCCCAATCTGAGCGTTCTGCTGTTGCATGAGGCTCATCTGGATGTTCTTCACATAGTTCTCAAACAGAGCTTTGAAGTTCTCGTCCTGCTGCAATGCCGCTTGCGCTTTCGGGTTCTTTGACATGATGTCCTGCACAAACTGCATCTTGGTCTGTGCGGCTGGATCGTTCTCAGAGTAAATGGCCTCGTTGCCTAGCAGCATGTTGGCAATGTCGCTCTGCACGTCCTTGTACATCTGCTGGCTTGCTTGCGCTTGGTTCACGATAAGCTGGTTCGCAACCTCTGGTGCCACAGCTTGCAGCATCATGCGGGTTAAGGCGTTCTTATCAATGGCCCCGCCAGCATCCATCTGGCTAATGACTTGCAAGAACTGAATCTTCTTGTCGATGTAGTCAGGGTTCATGTCCTTGACATCAAAGCGGATGTTGATGTCGAACTCGTTGTGGATAGCCGACAGGTTCTGCGGAATCTGGAAGCCTCCAGTAATCGCTGCAATCTCTTCTGGTGAGAGGAACTGTGAGCACAGAGCAAACACTTGCCGGAACACGCCTCTCCAGCTCATAAGCCAGTTGTTCACGAGCAACTGCTGGAGCGTTTGCGTCCTGACCGGATTCACAAGCTCGTGCGAGACTCCGAAGTACGCGCAGTGCCGCATCTCCACGGACTTGATGAGGTTGAACGCTGTGCTTGGCTCCCGTGCCGGAGGCTCCATCCATGTGTAATCGTCCCGCTGCGTCACTGGCAGTTGCACGCCTGGGCCAACCTTGTTGATGGCTCCGATGCGCTTGACCACCTTGATGGGAGGCAGCGTTGCGAATGCTGTGTAATCGCGGATAGAGTCGTGCTGCGCCTTAATCTCGTCTTGATCGGTCATCGCCAGCTCAGGAATCCCGCGACTATCTGCAATCGCTCTGCGGAGCTGTTCTCTGCGGAACTCCACGAACGGATACTCGCCATGTGCGTAGTCCAGCTTTTCGTAGATAGCCCAGCTTGCGTCATCCTCACGCCTATTGCTCGCAGCCTGCGGACAGAACACGGTGTAGTAAATGCAGGGAGCTTTTCCGTCCAAGCTCTTCTGGTATGCATACACCACTTCAACCATGTTGTTGTAGTTGACCCCGTTGTAGACGAGCATCGTCGTCGTAGGGAGCAGGTTGATGTTGTAGAGCGTGCTGCTCTTGCCAATCTGCTGTAATGCTCTCTCAACCCAGTCTGGATCCCAACCGTCTGTGGTGATTTTCTCGCGTAGCTCCACTTCGCTCATCCACGTTCTGCGGAAAATAACCCTGCTTCTCTGCAAGTCTGCTGTCTCAGGCGGGAAGATGATTTCGTCCCAAGGCTTGAGAGCTTGCACGGTTGGCAAGTTGCGAGAGACATACTCTTCGTCGTATGAAGTTTCACCTGTCTCAGCTAGCTCCTTAACCATGCGCTTGCATTCAGAGAGGTCAATCCCCAGAGCAGCTTGCACGATGGACGCTGCTACGTCTGGCTGTTCCACAATCAGCATGGGAAGCTGCGATAGTTGCTCGCTGCCTGCTTGCTGCGCTAGGCCCATGATTTGTTCCATGGAAATGGACTGTGGACGCTTGCTGATGTGCTGCTCCCAGCCAACGTAGAATGCTGTCCAGCCGTATTGAAGAGCGTATTGCGCTGCTAGCTCTGCTTCTTTGCGAAGCTCGTTCGCCATCTTGTTGTCGCGAACCCAGTTCATTAGGCTGTTCGCAATCGTCGATAGCGGGAGGTCTTGCAGGTTTGCAGCTTGCGTGTTGATGTCAGCTCTCTGGTAGGCTGTAACTAGCAGGGCGGACAACTCGTTGCAGGTGCTGTCAACAAGCCGGAGCCTAACGTCGCTTGCACCCTCGAAAGGCCACGCTGGATTGCCTTCTTCACGCCATTTGCTCCATTTCTTGCCGTCGTCTGTCTGTCCAGACCACCTGCAAAAACGGATGTTATCGAACTTTGTCGCCAAGTTGCCTTGGCTTGAGTTCACCATGGAGCGGTTATACTCGTCCAGAAGGTCGCCAATATCGGGCGTTGCTCCTGCAATCGCTAGTGGATCTTTGTCGTAAGTCATTAGTACGCTCCTGCAAATTTTTGTCCCGCCTTCATAAGCTCATCCGTCGCATCCGAATGCTGCGGGTTCATCATTACCAAATATCCTAGTGCGTCAATAGGGTCTTTACTAGCTCCTTTTTGCCCGTCTGCGCCTGTCCACTCCCGAAGCGAGTAAATCAGGTTCTGACACGTCTCATGCACCATAAGCCTTGGATGGTTCACCCCTTCTTCTAGGGGTTTTTCCCTGTCGTAACATAGCAGGTCGTTAATGATGAGCACACGCTCGTCCACGTTGGCCGAAGCTGCGGGGATGAAGTATGTCGGTATCTCGGCGTCTGCTAGCATATCAAGCAGCGTAACCCCGCCTTCTTTCGTCATAGCGGCTGTTCCAGCACTTCTTGGGTCGATATATCGCTCTGCTATCTCTTCTTTATCCTTGTCGTTAATCTCCAGCGTCTGGATAAGCAGACTGTACTCGTCCACGCCTCTGCCTGCTGAACTGCGCTGCGCTGGCCCAGGTTTCCCGTCCGGCTTCTCGCACGGCAACGCCCACTCGCCATAGCTTTGGTCAGGCCACTCTCTGTACACCCAGAGCACTCCGTTCTTGTCCACTCTCACCCAGAGCATGAACCAGTTTCGTGCCCCTGCTGGGTCAACCACCATGTAGTTCGTGCCTTCAATCTCCCTTGGGTCTTTGCTAAAGATGTTGTGGTCATTGAACAGAGGGAACTGGCTTCCTGCTGTTGCTTCAGCCCAGCCGTAGGCGCGAATCTTAATCTCGTTCGTTGTTTTCCCTCGGAGCGTCTCCTTCATCCGGCTCCAGTTGTTGTAGGGGTTGTCCCTCGAATGATACCAAATGCAGGCGTGTTTCCCGAACACGTTCTTGGCCATGTACGGCATGTGCCCCGCTGGAACACCGATGACGTTGCTATTCGGGAGCAAGTCGGACTCTTTCCAGTGCGTAATCTTGGCTGAGTTGACGTACTCCTTCACAACGGATGTATAGCCCTCGACAGGGGTGAACGTGATGAGCATCTTGCCGTTCCTTGTCACCAAACGGTATCTTAGCGTCTCTAGCCAATCCTGCGGCACAAGCTCGTCGCACCAGATGAAGTCCACCTCACCACCTTCAATCACCTTGATGTCTTGGAAGTAATTCATAAACCACACCTGGTTTCCCATGTATACCGCCGTGTTGTCTGTAAACCCGTTCTTCTGGCTGTAGCCAATCTGGGTGTGAACGCTCTTCTTGAGGTTCTTTAGCTCTTTGGGCAAATACTTGTAGAAGACGTTCTGCTGCGCTGACACGGAGGTGAAATGGCTCGTATGGAGCATCCATATCCGCAGATTGCGCTTCTCGATACGTTCCTTGATCCAGTCGGGCATGCCGCCCAAGTCTGCGCCAACAAACATCTGCGCGGCCCTCTTTGCAGCGTACTCCGTCTTGCCTGCCCTGTTTCCGCCCAAGATAATCATCTCGTTGTATTCGGAGAGCAGCTTGTCTGAGTCCGCCCATGAATCGAACTCTGTGCCGTAGCGTATCGGGTCAGACTGCTCTGCGCGGATTCTGTTCTCCCGCAGCTCAAGCAACTCGATTGTCCGAAACGCGCCCACATTCCCAATCATCCGCCTGCGCTCCTCCACGCTCAACATGGGGATAATCGGATGCGGCTCTTGCTTGAGCCGGAGTATCTGCTCCACCAGCTTTTCCTCTTGCTCTTTGTCTATCTCTTGCATATCTTGGCTTCGGTTCAAATAGAACCAGCGTAACCGTCATGCTACGAGTAAAATCGTCATACCGGCTAAGGGAGGGAGAGTGGGTTTGCCCCACACTCTTAATAGAAGTGCCTCATAAGCACTGCTTTCCGTGGAGTCCGCTAGAGTAGACTAGAGTACATTGATGGGTAAACCCTCGCTCGTGCCACGGCAAAAATGCGAAACGATTCGATGCGCGACCGCGACGGATGTCGTTGTTTCCAAGCATGATAAAGCTCCTTCTTTATGGGAAGGGGCTTATTCTGCTCACTCATCTCCATCGCTCACGCTCTGGATGTGGTTGCTTCGCAAGAGAATAGCTACACCGTGCAAATGTTGAGGCTTATGCTCGAAGCCCGAATGGGCGGAGGCATAAGGTTCAACATGCGCAAGCAAAGCGCGGGTGAGCGAAGCGAGCAGCGTTTGCGAAGTTCACCTCTCCCACCTCTCACCTGCATCACCTCCATGCTGCGTCTGCTTCTTGCTTATCGCAAGAACCCGACTTCGCCCCTTAAGCTCACTTCATCTCCGTAGGATGAAGTAAGCCACATACAAAGCACATAGCAAAGGGATAGCTATGTCCTTATCCATCCTCTAGCTCCACTTCTTCTCTTCAAGCAGCACTCCAATGAGCGCGTAGCCAGCCATGTCCTTGAACGAGTCCATATACGCCTCACATGCCGCTTGCTTATCCTTCCGAAGCAGATTCTTGATGCGCTCCATCTTGTCGTTCATCCGCACCACAACGCCCAATATCCCAAACTCGTCAATGTTCCGTGGCCCATAATCCTGCTGCTTCTTGTCCATTAGCTGCACAAGCTGCACGGCTGCGTACAATAGCTCCCGCCCTTGCTTCGTCTTTAGGCCCAGCTTGTCGGCCACGTCCCCTGCTGCTGCTGGAGGCGTCATCGTACCACCTCCTTCGTGTCATACTGCCCACGCTCGTTCCGCTTCGCAATGAGCCTCATCCCCACCTTGATCCTAGCATTGTCCTGCACCCGCACCACCTCGCCCTTCGTCCCAATCACAAAACGGTAGTTCATCGCTTTCTTCGCAATCTTCACCTCCACATAATCCCCAGGCTCTTCAGCCTCAGCCTGCTCCATTTGCGGCAATGCAGGGATCACCTCGGCCACTTCCGCTGGCTCTACAGCCACAGGCACTGCCACCACTGGCTTCGTCATTGCCACTGCACGCACTGCCTCCTCGTCGTACCACTTCTCCATGCCAGTGCCCTTCTTGCGCTCCTGCACTTGCTCGCTCGTCCACTCGTGCTTGCGGACATCCACGCCGTACTGCGTCATTGCTTGCTTCCTATTGATGTATGTAGCCATATATGCGCCTACGCTAGCACATGGGGGCAAATGAAAGCAACCTTGCTATGTCAGCACCCTATTGAAAGGAAATGGCAGTTTCCTTTCGATGTGCTGCACGGAGCCATGCGCGGACGGGCTCGCGTTTGGTGGAAAAATTGTATGGGTGGGGATGCGTCGCAGCTCTCTCGCCCAACCTGGACTCGACCCCCTCCCCCCCTACCTGGATTCGGGCTTGCTGCGTTGCTCCGCTGCTGCTGCTCCGTTGCTGCTGCTGCTGGCAAGTATCCATGATGCGTCATTGTATTGCGTCAGGAATCGGACGCGTTTCCGGTG